GCTGCATCCGTAACAGCTGAAACGTCTAATATTTTCATTTTATAATGGCTTTTTTATTATGCGTTAAATGTAATTAATTATTTCGTATCTTATTGATGCCGGAATGTATTTGTCTACGAAATTATGAACCGCTTCGGCATTCCCAGATATTGTCAAATCTAAAACAGTGGCAGGAATATGAATAATGAAGTTATTAAGGTAAACCGATGGAAGATTACCCCCGATTGCATCCGATGATGTTGTTTGCCCTACACTACTACAGTACGGTTCGGTAATCCCGACTAAAAAACCGTCAATTACCGGAGTGTCATTTGTGATGTAAATATCGCTCAATACGTCCGGTTGTCTGAATACTGAATCAAACTGTTTATTTAAAGCATATTCCAAAACCAATTTTGAACCATTGTAGAGAATTCGTTCTTTTACCCCGATGAAGTTATCCTGAATTAATAACCACGTTGCCGGAACGGTCATTGGCAAAGGTGGGTTAATATTACTTTCGATCAAACTAACATAAACTCGTTTTTGATAAGTCGCCTGTTCTAAATAGTGATATGTTCGAACTTCGTAATCCGATGCGATTAATCCATTATAATACGATCCAAAAAGTAAATTGCGCGCCCATTGAAGTGGGGACAATAGAGCATTAATCAACTGCAATGTTCGCGGTTTGCGCTTATCTGGTGGAAGTATTTCTATAACCGCCGGTGCAATATTGAAGTCGTATTTACTCATTATTCAGGTATAAAGTTCAATGAATCATCAAATGTTTTTAGCGTTGTTGTTTCTTCGCTTACATATCCTGCAACTGAATTCCATAATCTCGCGATAGTTGTTTGATTCAAAATTAAATCAATCCCTGCGCTAAATGGTGCGGTATCTTCGCGGCCTCTCACATTAAGCAATACGACATCATTTACGCCCTCAACGTTTCTAATTACCGCCTCTAAATCTGTCATTTTAAGACTGCCGTTAAAATTGGTTATCGAAAGGTTTTGTAAAAACGAATTAATTGCTGCGATTACATCTGTTTTTATCACTACCGAATACTGACCCTGGTAATAGATGTTTGCATTAATGTAAATCTTATCGGAATTCCTTGATTCGACCGTGTAATTTATTCCGGCTGTTCCTTTTTGATTAATGTATCCCTGTGCTGCCGCTTTTTCAATATCGGTCAATGCGACAAATGGACTTTCTTTGGCGACCTTGATAGTTACAACATTTGGAGCCGTCGACGTAACAGAACACGCTGTAATTATCCTTAGTTTAGCGTCAATAAATGGATATTGCGGAATGGTGTTTATTAATTGCAGTATTTGCGGATCTAATAGTGAAAACTGAAAAGCAAACATTTGCGACTGAATCCAAAGCGATGAAGCGGCGGCTGATTGGCTGGCCGTTGTTTCAATTGACAATTTTAAAGCATCCATTAACTGTTCAATGTATGCAGCACAAACAGCAAATGTAAAGCAAATCATTCTAAGCATATTTCGTTTGCTCCATTGGTTCGGGTCAACCGTTATCCCTATCGTTGCAAGATTAGTCACTAATTGAGTGACTACTTGATTTTGAATGTCAGAAACTGTGCGCGCCATCTATTTATGTGTATTATTTTGATTAATTATAAAATAGTCCGTTTCAGGCAATGGTTCCGGTGGTACACCACCATTAATTACATTTGCATCTAAATCCGGTGTGATTTCTTCATACATTCCTGTTCTTTCTGCTTTGCTTGCTGTGCTATCAACAAAATTACAAATAAATTCGATAATGTAATGATAAATGTTTGTATGATCGTAATCCTGTGATTCATTAATCATATTTAACGGCCCGCAACCGGTCGGACAATAAGCCGACATTCCGGATATGATTTTATCTCTCAAATCGAATATATCCAAGTCCTGTTCGAATGTCCCCTCTTCGTTGTAAAAAACGTGAACCAAATGAATTTTAACTCCTAAGTCTGCATTTAAAAAACATTGCCCCATTTGCTCAAAAGTTACCGGAGTAACGAACTCAACAAAGGCAGCAGGAGTGGGATACGAATAAGTTTCGCCTGTCTCTAACCCTCTTATTTGGTTATTCCAAATTCGGGTATATAAATTTACCGTTTGATGATCTAAATTTAAAACCTGAATAGTTGCAAGTTTCGTGAGAATATCGGTTAGAGGTTGCTTAATTCCGGCCATAGAATAGTTTATTAATAAAACTTAAAACAGGGATAATAATCGGCTTCATAGATTCAAGTATTTCCACTTTCAATTCATCAACTGCATTCCTTAGATTATTAAATTGATTCGTTTCCATATCAAATAAATATTCGTGTGATTATTTCGTTTATCTTTTGATCTTGCATTAATGTTAATTCCCGCGTCTGACCTATGAATTGTCTCTGTGGCATTTTATCTGTGCCATCATTCAAATAACTCGCATAAGGAACATCTACGATCATTTTGAATCCGTCATTCATTATCTGACTTGTTCTACTCATTGAACTAACTGCCCTGCGAAGTGTTCCACCTCTTTTTTTATATCCGGCTCCGATCAATATCGGTTGCGTTCTTCGTTGCAGTCCTCGCGTCTTTGGATATTTGTACGCTGCGAATCCTGGCTTTCTTCGTTGAACTTCCGCCCACTGTTTGCCGTCGAATCCTTGCTTTTGCCATGAGTCTACAAAATAATTTTGCGCTTGATTAGGTAATAGGACAAGTATTTCACGCTTTGCCCTAACTAATCTCTGTTGAACCTGTGCAAAATTAAATTGATTGGCCATTGCTTATATTTTGTAAGACTGAATCCAAAGAGCAGCACCCAAAGTAGTATTGATCGTAATTGATGTAATCGGGACCGGAAAAGGAATATATTCTCCGTTATTCAAAGCGACATTTTGCCACGTCTTATTCGTTATTGCCGCGCCTCCTGCCGGTGTAATAGAAGATATTTGCGTTGCATCGATCCTACAAGAACATGCGTATGCTGCTTGTCCTGTTGGTAATGTGTATGCACCTGTTCCAACTACGAAAACGGGTTCTATCCCGATCATTTTGTCCTGTGGTGATGGTCCGATTAAATTGTCTTGTGCGTTTGCCATTGTGTTTTTTATTTCAAAGTTAATAAAAATAGTGTCTGATTTATCAATTGTTTCATATCTGCGATAATATTATCTAAATCCGAATCCGTGGCCGGTTCAATGATGTTTAAAATATCATCATTTAGGTAGGCCATTAATTCAATTAAGTAAGTTCGGCTGTTGGTTCCGGCATTCGCTTCGATGGTATAATAACCGCCAATTCTGCCGTATTTGCCTTGATACGTTTCAATGAATTTATCAACCTGATCGAGCCAACCATCATAAAAATCGTTTAATGCTTTGTGTTCGGCGTATGAAGTTGTATTGAGGTGAATCAAATGGATTACATCCCTTGCTTCGAATAGTTTCTGCTGTACTTTTTGTGGTGTCATATTTTAACTTTTTTATCAATTGCAAACCATATACCCCAATAACCTAATTTAATGTCAAGTAAAAGTATATTTTTAAATATTGGATTACAAATGCAGTTGTCGTATATCATTACTGTTATTCCTAATCCTATAAATTTACGACTAAAAAACGAATGTAGTTTTATCATGTCTTAATCTTTTGATGGTATCGGGAGGTTGAAATTGTTTTTTGCATATTCCTTATCTTTTGCTGAAACTTCAAAATAAGGGTGGGATTCGGAATAAATAACTTTGTCTTTGCCGCTATTCATTTGAAATACTTCAGGTACGGTTTCTTTCCTATCCTGTATTTCGTTATACTTTTCTTTTGACGATACGGCGTGAGTGTCTTCGTGCTGCAATAAAATGCATTCACAATTAAAATGCAGCAAAGGTGTCGCCCAATTCCAAACCTTATCTGTTACTGGTGCTGAAAAGTTATTGTACGGTGCACATATTTCACACGGTTTGCCATTGGTTGAAAATTCAAGAATAGGCAATATATCTGCGTTCCGTTCGATCTCATTCCATTTAACAGCCATTTGAGCCTGACCAATAGCGGTTTGTCTTTCAGACAGACCCCAATTCACATTCCACGTTTCAAACTCTTTTGCGGCCAACTGTGTGAACTCTCTTTGACTTCTTAAGTTACCTGAATCATCTAACAGTAAAGTTCTGTATTCTTTGATTTGATGATATGCTTTGCCCCCTGAAAATAAAAAGGTATTGGTCCTTAAATCTTCGAGTAACTCCAAATCTTTGCCTGTAAAATCCAAAAGGTTGCCGCCAAAGCCTTCATATAATCCGGCCTTAAGATAGTTTGCGATTTGCAAGTACAGTGATTCCGGTATGGCATATTCGGTAATAGCACCCGAATAGATGCCGTTAAGTAAATCTTTTAACTCTGAATCGCTATATTGGAATTTATCTGTCATTTGATTAAAAATCGGTACATTTTACTTTCATTCTTTACAAACCTTTCGGGTACAATTTTTAAAAGTGTAAGTTACATTTAATTCCTGCTTAATTCTCGCAAAACTTTCATCTTATAAGTTTCTTTTGTTTTCTGCATTACCTCAGCTGGCGTCATTGCCTCCATTTTAGCAACCGTTTCAACTCCGTAAACATTAACCAATCTAACCCATTGAACCCGTGTTCTGTTGATCTGATTGATGCCAAATGCAGCCTCGAACTTCTTACGGGTATCGTACATTAATTGCGGATTATCCAATAATCCCAAGTGTAGTTTCTTATACGCTTTTGTTTGCGCCCTTTTGCGGAAATATTCCTTAATGAATGTGAACATGGTTATAGATTTTTTCAAGTTTGTTTTTTACTGATTCGGTTAATTTTGGAATGGCAGGTACAACTGGTGCAGGTGGGGGCGTTACTGGTATGCCTGTTTGCGCTGTAAAATACTCGTTATCCATCGTTAATCCAGCTTTATACATCTCAACTGCTTGAGCTATTACTGCATTGTTTAATTCCATTATTTCAGCATCATTCTTTAATACTGCAATAGTTTCTTCCGGTATTGCGAAACCTAAATTTCGCATATTGACTAATAAGCCGTTATTCACAACATTTGCGATAAACGCCCCGTCTTTGGTTTGCTTATCTTCCATTGCTTTTTCTGCCGGTGACTTTTCGCCTGAATTGCCAAGTTTGCCAGGTACGCTATCGATAGCGTCGGCATGGCCTAAAATGATCTTGCTAATCTTTTTTTCAAGTCTTAATTCAAAATCGGTATATCCTTTGTATCCTGTTCCGCCTAATGCAGTTTCAAGAAACTCAATTTCATCCTGAGGGTCAATTAAAGCCCATCCAGACGAACCCATTTGCTGCATGGCTCCGGCCATTGCGTCATAATCAGGATCGCCCGCCTTTTTTGTTGTCTTTCCCACCCTGTAAGGTTGGCTAAACAATTCAACAAAATCACCGTTAAACCCTATCAGATTGCGTAAAAATATCTCATAGTTAGCGACCTTATAAAGTAATCCGTAGCCGCTTTTAGATGTCCCGATGTCGTTGTAAGTCTTAACGTAAACATGCCAATCCTTATATGGTTCATCTTCAAATTTAGCCCCCGATATTGAATAAGTAAAGTTTGTGACATTCATTCTGTCAGGTGATACATTCCAACGCTTTACAATATCCAAATCAGGAAATTCACCATCTACAACGTCCCCCAATGAGATGAGAGAATAACCGAAGTAAATAGAATCTAATCCATGATTTAAGAATTTGTTAAACCATTCTTTATTCTGTGATTGACCTTTAACCGTATCCATGAACATATCAGTAGTCTTTTGATCTACTTTGCCGTTACGATCAACAAACTCCCACTTGCGCAATAAGGTTAAATCCTTTCTGCGGTCAATGCATGCAGAAACGTGTCCATTGATTACTGTATCAATGAATAGCTTTTGAAGTTTAACCCGGTGCGGATACCATACATTTTCTGCCTCATTTAAAGCCTCGCGCCAACTCATTATATCTTGCCGTATTCGCTGTAATTGAACAGGTGCGGGGTAATTGGTCAGGTTTTTATTATCCTTTGTTCTTAGTTCGGGATTCATTGAACCACCCCCAAAAGGAATGTAATTTCTTATCTTGTTCCAGGTTAATGCCATTGGTTTAAAGTTTTATTTTGAGTTCTTTACCAAAGTCAATGCAAATATTTTGTAATTCATGAATGAATTTAATTATCCTATTAATACATTTGCCTTTAATGATAAGTTGGTATTGGTTTGTGTCTCCGGCTACTATGGCCAATCCTATGTCGCCCAAAGTAAAAGTATCATCCATTGAATGCTCTTTTTTAAATCCCGCATCATTTAAAATATTTTCGGTTAGTGGTGCGCCTATCCAATTGCCTGTTTTTAGACTTAATTTATTATCAACAGCCATTCGGTTATCCGATGATAAACTGGTTATAACTCCTTGATAAATACTTACTCCCAACTGATAATTAACTATATTCCCGATCCTAAATTCTTTTACGTCCATTTTCAATAGTCGTTAATTTGTTTTTGCCTTCCGCCATAACTTGTTCTTAATCCCTGATCAGGTTGTATCATATTCAATTCTGGCGTAACATCAATACCGGCACTGGCAGACTGCAACCATCCTAACGCTGAATAGGCAGGGTAAATAATTCGACCTTTTAACGCTACCCTGTCATCGGGATTGCCCCAATACATGTAGGATCTTGTTTCCGGTATATTACGTGGTGAAATTCTTAAATGAGCCTTAAATATTGCAATATTGATGCAAACTTCAAGTAGTTTCTGGTCCCGGTTGTCGCCTTTAATCCATTTTGCATCCGTTATTTGGGTATTCGCCGGAATGGAATAGATAATTCCTGTTCCCCACGACTGAACACCTTTAACGGTATCATCTGGCCAAACATTAATTATTCGATCTGTTCCTGATTGTCCTATCTGTAAAAGTGCTGAATGATCAAGTATTGACGTTTCGACTTTGTTTGTGTAAGTGTGCCCATTCCAGTAAATCTGATCGCCAACACGGTAAATGTTTTTGTAATTGAAAATAGGTTTCGGGCCGACCGCGTAAAATATTTCGTATTGATCACCTAATAATGTCCAATGGCCAATCGTAAATACTTCGGCTACTGTAATGGCTGTTGAGCATGAATAAACCTTCCCAGACTGTAATACCTGATCATTTAAAGCGTATGTTTTTGAAGCGTAAGGATCAGTATTAAGATAAACCGTTTGACCTGCGCTGTAGATTTTTGTAGGGTTGTGTTGTGTTATTGACCGAAAAGCAGTTGATATGTCGTATTTGTTTTTTAAAAAACTCTTGCACTCTTCGACCGCAGCTAATTGAATACCATCTAAAACAGTTTGATTGTTGCCAATAACTTGCTGTAAATTATCAACTTGAATTTGTTTGATATAGTCCCCAATGAAAATAAATGAATCCATATTATCACATTTTGCGTAAAGATAAAAAATAAATTATCTAATTATAACTATTTCGTGAAATGTTTTTTCCAATGATCGGGGCGGTGTATCTTCCGCCTCTTTGATATTCCGAGAATTTATCAGAAAAAGCACTGCAAACAAGATAATCAAATAAATCTGAATAGTGGCCTACTTTCTGGAACCTGGCGCCAGTTGCCGGATCGGTTGCCATTTCTTTTAGTTTTGTTCCGTCTGATGCCTCTTTTAGTGTTATGAAGTCGTTTATAGCCTGTTTACAGTTTTCGCCAATTATAAAGCTCAATCCTCCAATGTTCTTTTCAAATACGGTGTTAATCCAATTTCCACGCATCACTACCGATGGATTGGATGCTAAAACTCTATTTGTTGGCTTGTATTGCGTCAAATAATCGGTTATTAATCGAAAGAAATTATAACCCTTTTCAAGTTTAGTGTCTTGTTTATTCGCTGTCGCATCGCCATAAACAAACAGTCCGGTTGAATGTGCGGGATAACGCCGGATAAATTCAGAGCAAACAGATTTAACGGTATTGTTTGGGGTAATACCCGATATTTCATCTATCATCATAACGGAATTGCCAACTATCTGAAATATGCCACATGGTAGATATGGGTTAACGTTATCATCCCAACTCATGTGAATAGGTAAATCAGGATTGTATTTTGTTGGTTTAATGTGTTGGTTTATCTCAAAGCATTTATAAAACTCTCCACCTGTTTTTAACTGAACGTTCCAATTTCCCTCAACAAAAACCATATATTCAAACGTTGGCAGGTTTTTAAGGTTGTCAATGTATTCTTGGGGCAAATGGGGGTTATCGGTTATTTTGGCCGGGATGTACTTCCATGTTTTTGGCAAAGTATTGTTTTCCCACCGGTCGTAAACTATATTTTTAACCCATCCGTAAGTAGGGTTACATGTTGCTAAAATGATTGGTTTTGGCTGTATTTTGGTGTGCGGTATAATCCATGATCCAACGCGCTCAAATGCTTTGTTAAACGTCTTTTGTTGGCATTCATTGATTTCTTCGAAAAGTATTCCATTTACTTCAAGTCCTCGCATCCAATCTAAGTCTTTATCCTGTGCGTAGTTTTCAGACTTAAATAAAATTACCGATCCATTGGGATGTCTGTATTCGTAAGGTGATTGTTTTAATTGACCTGGAGCCTCCAATTTACCAAACGATGGTATTGTAGTGGTTCGGATCTTTTCCATATCTTCACGAATAACGCACCACCTGGAACCCGGGAATATTGCACACATAACCAATAATGCAGATAGTCCCCAAATTGTTTTCCCGCCCCGAATTGCACCGCCATAAAGAATAAAATTGAACTGTTCAGATTCAATTGCCTGCATTGCCTCGGTTTGCTTTGGAGTCATTTCGATCATAGAATAATCTCTTTATCCCCCCACTTGATTATTTGCGTTATCTTTTCGCCTCCACTTGTTATGTCCTGACTTATCTTATCTCCGTATTTTTTAGGGTGCATCTTTGACATTAGCCATTTACGGGTATCAACTCTCAATCTGTCACGTGCGATAATACGCGCATTTTCGACCTTCGAGCCGTCTGGCATGGTAATTATATCATTACCGAATTCATCTGCTATATCTAGCGTCTCATCAGCCATTAAATCAGTACGCAACTCCATCGCGCGCGTGTACTGGTCAGCTATTTGCTTATCGGACACCACCCATTCATAAAACTCGGCTCTCGATGGTAGCTTATCCTGATCTCTGTCTGATGATAAAATTGATCGTACGCTTTCACCTTCTGATATCCTGTTTAATATTTCAGATAATGCTATTTGCTTGCTATCGTCGGTTACAATCATATCTTAATTCTTTTCATCAAACTTACACAACTTTTTTTGATTATCAAAATTCAATCAATATTAAATTGGTTTTCATTCTTATTCCCTTTCCTGATCCGATCAATAAACGATCCTACTTTCCGACAATCAATTACATCTTTGTCCGGTCGCTCTCTATGTCCGCATTTCGGGCAAATCATCCAATGGGTACACATTGCGAGTTTCTTTGAGTCTTTAATTAATGGCTCTATACAGTCAGGGCAAATTTGCATGATGTTATTTTAGTTCTATTGGTCGCCAATGGGTGACTTTACTTCTATTAAGATGCTCAACATTAAACTGACTATCCATAAAGCCTCCGATTGATATTTTGCCATTCCCCTGTTTTAAAAGAACATCTGTTAAATACTTCGGTAATTCTTCTTCAACCGGAATCCAACGCTGTGCAAATTCGACACCTTTTAAAAATGCTGATTCTTCCCTGATTGAAACAGTAACGTAATCAATCGTTTTTGATACGCCAAGCAATAATAGACTGTTTGCTCGTATTTCCTTTGCTTTATCTTCAATTGTTTTCATAATTCAAATTTGTTTTGTCCCCACCGTATAGGCAGGGGTGAGGGTTAATCATTGGCAAACCTTTCAAGTCCTGCCATAAAATCAATTTTTGCGTCAATTTTTTCAAGCGTGATTTCACAAACCGAATATCCAATGTCGATCAAGGACATTAATTCTTTAAAATCATTTGTTTGATTTGATTTTTTAATATAGTCAATTGTCTGCACTCCGTCAGCAAACCATTTAGGGTTTAATTCCTTTAGTTTTCTCATTGCGGCGGGCAATTGATGTGTCATAAGATCATCTGAATATATAAAATTCAGCATTTCGTAAACATCGCCAATGTCGGTAGATAGCCTGCCGTCCAATAAAGTAAACGCTTTTTTTAATGTTACTTTCATAATTTCAGTTGTTTTTTATCTCCCCGTATAGGAGAGAGGTTAAATTAAAGTTTCTTGATACATTTTGGACAATTAATGTCTCTTGTGGTTTTGGCCCATCCATTACCTCTAATTCCCGGCTCTATTCCGCATAATGATTTATCAAACCAATCACCACCTATGTAGTCGGTTCTTTTCTTAATTGCGTGAATAATTGTTCCGGCATCTCTGTGTGCGCCATTAAATGCTCTCCCAGACTTATAAACATTGTCAATTTCCATCTCATTTATTTTTAAGTGTAAATCCCAATTCATTTAATTTTTAGTATTGTTTATTTTGCAAATATTAAAAATGCCCAATACGCTAAAATAGTGTATGTAAGTGTATATTTAAATGCTTCGAAATACCAGGAAATTTCTGTTAATACTTTTATGGTTCGTTTCATTTGAAAAAGTTAATTATTTGTTCGGTTCTGAATTTTATCATCTCGTCAATTTTAGTGATAATTGCCTTTTCACTATCATCAAATACCATATTTATTTCACCTGAAGGAGTCATTACATACTTGGGAATAAACGAAGATATTGCCTTTTGTTTTAGTGCTATGAGTCCAATGATCTCGTTATCTGTCAATATGGATTTGTGTATTTTTTCTTCAATTTTCATCGCTTCTGATTTTGTACTAAATATATTAAATATAAATGACTTATGCAACTAATTCAAGTTAATTTTATCCCCGATTAAATACAAATCACACTCTTTCCAATACTCGCCACTTTCGCCAATCTCACAAAATAGCCGGTTAAAACTGTCGTATTGCATCATTACCATTTTTTTATGATGACTTTCAACTTTAATCGGATAAAATCCGGATTCACGTTTTAAATGAAGGGTATCGCCTGTTGATGGGTCTTTAATATATCTCATTTTGATTATTCTTTGGTTATTTTATACGCTGAAATCATATAATGACCGGAATAAATACCGTTAAAGTGTTTTTGTTCTGTCAGTTCGTCTGAATGAATATGAACACGTTCGCAATATTTTTCATTGTTTATACCTGCAACGATTGCATGTAGGCATTTTTTAGGACTTTCCCAGTCGTATGAAGGAATTAATTCAACTGTTACCCTATCGCCTATTTGTAGATTTCCCATGTCCGTTAAATGTTTAAAGTTTTCCATCTTATCGTTTTTTAGTGATTCAGCTTCCTTGCTGTTTCTGGTACAAATATAAATCAGAAAATAGCCGATCTGACAAAAGATGTTTTGTAACATGTTTTAGCGTTCAATTTCCTCCTCTTCATATTTCGTGTTATCAATTTCACACGGATCGTAATAAGTGTCATTCAAATCAAATCTGCCGTTTTGAATCATTCGGCAAAGTTTCCATGCGCAAAATACGCAAATCAGAACAAATGCAATAAAATAAAGGTAGTTTAATGGGTTCATATAGTTTGCTTTAAGGATTATTTTTTATTTTGATGCAATAGCCATAATTCATAGAATTCAGCTTCTAATTTTGTTAAATCTGCCATAACTTTAAATTTTAATTGGTTCGTCTTTCCATCCTATTGATTTTCCGGTAAGTATCTCTATGGAACCATAGGGTAACGAAATAAAATGTTCCCATTCGACGGGTCTCCATTGTATCTCGTGTCTTTTAGGTTTTTCCAAATAGATGTATTCTTTTTTATCTTCATCAACCGCCAACCATGCCATAACTTTACTTTTTAGATTGTTCAATTCTGCCACACCTTAAACAAATACCATCCCGATATAAATGCCCGTAAATAAGCCAACATTTAAACTTAAATAATCGGGTATGCTGTTGCAATACTTCAACACATTGCGTGTCTAATTTCGCCTGAATGTCGGCTTTTACTTTCTTTTCGATAGCTTGTGTTAATTCGAATATTTGTTCTTTGTATTTCATTTTAATTTGCTTTAAAGTTACTTAACTTCAGTTAATTATGCAAATAATCGTTTAAAATTTCACGAATAATTTTTGCTTGCTTTAATGTCAAAATGTGCCAAAGTTTTTCTTCATTTATTTGTCTTGTTAAATATCCTATGATCAATTTTAAATCTTCGGCATTTTGCTTTTCCGGTTCGCATTTTACCTTTTCCATATCTTCATCGGACAAAGAATTAAACCTTTCCCAATTTTTCATACTTAACATGCTGTTATTTGTCCAGAAATGCTTTTTAACTTCCGATATCGATTCAGCTACCCATCGACCATTATCGTAAATAACAATTGACTTTCTGCCGTCTGTTGCAAGTTTTGACAGCCCAATTAACTGTAATCTGCCGGACTTCATTTTGTCCATATCGGTTGCTGTTTTGATCGTACAACCGGAAATAAAACCGCGCTTTCTGGCTTCGCTGATTAGGTATGATTGCCATTGGCCTTCAAGTCTTAATCTTTCTATCCCATTGTAAAAATTACCATATTGTTTTAAAAATTCAATATTGGTCCATGCTGGCAGATTGATAATGAATTGCTTTTGCTCGTGTGATAATTCCTTTTTTGCCTCAACCAACTCGACTTTAAATTGTTTGCCGTCAAGTTCAAAAAATGTTGTTTTGCTCATTTTGTTTAGTTTTAATTTTGGTCTGCCAATGTTGTTTCTTTTACTTCGTGACCGGGACATCCGTGTCCAAAATAATCAAATCCCTCGCATGGTTCGCCCATCGGAATTACTTTCCATCCTTTTGCTTGACATTCTGCAAGATATTGCCGTGCTTCTTTGTCGGTAGATTGACTGCCGTCATTATTATCGAAAATTTTAATTTTACGTCCTTTGTGATTTCTTAAACAGCCTTCGATGCTCATGCACATGTGATGCGTCATTCTTTTTGCTTCCATTTTAAAATAATTTCATTGTTAGTTCTATTCTGTTTTCCTTGCTTATTTTCTTTCCCTTAACACACGCCAAAAATCTCAAAGTTTCAAAAGAATATTTCAAAAGTTGAACATTTCCGGCATGATATTTAAACTTTCGCTTATCCCATCGCTTTATGATTTTTGCATTAAATCGGGATTGGGATGTATAGAAGGTGTTCATTTAATGTTATCATGAATATTCCCTATTACCTCATTTCTGCCATATGCAAAAGAAAGATCAAAATAATGATCATTTGTCGTCAGCCATTTATGGCTATCTGGTCTTGTTTCTTGTTTCATAAACTTACCATTATAGAACGATACGGGAAGAAATACTTTTGAATAAACGTCTGTATATCCCAAAAGATCATCTTCAAATATCTTTGTGTCGTTCTTGTCTAAAAGTCCTGTGAATTGTCCAACCGTTTCGGGAATTACCTCAAAACCATCGAGAGGATCGCATCCGCCACCTAAATAAGCAAGATTTAAAACAATAGGCAGAATAAATGATTTTCCTTTTTTCCATCCAACTCCGTGAATAAAATCACCTTCAACCCATTCTCCGTTATCAATTCGCTTGCCTTTAAATAGAAATTCTCGTTTCATAACCTAAAATTTTAATCCTTCGTTTAAATCGTTTTTATTTAATTGCCTCTTTGCCTCTTTATCGAATTCAGACCAGTAGAATGTATTGACAATCGAATCTGGAAGTAATTGAACACAACCGCAAACTCGGTTTTTATTCATGAATTTGACAAAATCAATTAAGGCTTGGCGTTCTGATCGTTTGCGTGAGGTCATTTGCTCTTTATTTTTTAAATTCAGATTCAAATGCTGATATTATAGCAATATTTTCCATTGTGTCTTTAATTGGAACAATATAACTATCATCAAACATTATTCTGATTTTACCATTGTCGGTTTTTATTACCGTTATTTCAATTTTTATTTTTTCCATTTTTTATCGTTTTTTAAATTGCACTGTAAAAATACATCGAATATTAATGCATTTCACAAAAGCTGTTTTTAAACATGTTTTATCCCATTCTTTGCCATAAATTCAGCGTGAATCTGCATTAGTTCGGATTTGGTGTATGGTGCTTTTCCAAAATGGGTATCGCGGTGAATTTTACCGGTAATCGCAATCATATTTTTAATATCTAAAAGATTTTTACCAGTCCTCCCATTAATATGATGAATCGAGTTTGCAACAGTTCCGTCATTAGTTACCTCGCAGATAATATCTTCCAGTATTTTATAACCGAAATAGTCGCAATATACTTTTTGATACGGTTGCATTTATTCGAGTTTTAAGTATGAATCTATGACGGTCTTTGCCTCATTCCATCCAATTGCAAACCCTGCGCAATATCCTTTGGCCCTTAATATATTTATGCAGTTAATTTGATCCTGAACGTGTTCTGTGACCGCTTCGCCGTTTCGCTTATAAAGTACTTCGCCTTCTTTTTTTAGCTCAACGAATAATCCGTGAAACTCTCCGCGTGGTTCATAAATGGCAATATCCGGGAACCCTTTATTGCTTCGTAGTTTTGATGCCTTAACTGCTTGACCTTTTGTAAGTTTAATACCAGACATATCACTATTAAAAATAATTTTAGGATATTGAACTTTTAAATAATCACAAATTGACTTATGAAGCGACTCTTCACTTTGCACTTTAAGCACTGTTTTTGCCCTGTGTGTTTTATGTTTATACATTTGCTTATTTATTTACTTATTCGTTAAATTTGCTTTGTTTCTGCCTTAATGTCGGCTAATACGTCCCCTAATTCAATTACAAAATAAGTTACTCCTTTAACTGCTCCCCATTCCGGCTTACCTGACCCAGTCCAAATGCCTTTACATTCAACTGTAATTTGTGGACTGTTTGCGGAATATCCGTTTGTGAATTTAACATGGCTAAACGGCCTGATCTCGTCTGTTGGCCAATATAATAACCTGTTTTGCCAATACGGCTTAATTTCCCGATACTCCTCCAGTTTCACGCCCGACTTAATCAAGTCGAACCATTGCTTTTTTAATGTCAGCTTTAGCGTTTTCATATTTTAATATTAAATTTTGTTTGTCTTTGTCCGTTTCTTTGATCATCTCAATTGCGCCCCTCAGAATTCGGTTATATTCTTTGAATGACATTGAACCTGGATTATCGGCAGCATCGCAAATTTCATCGAATGTTATTTTCATGTTTCTTTGTTTTATCCGGTAGGAATTACCCCACCGGAATGGTTAATTATTCAATTACGTTTCCATCAAGATCGATTTTTACGCTGCATTTTATATCTGCATCTGAAAATAACTGAAATTGTCCTTCTTGTTCGCACGCCGTCATATGGTTACGTTTATTTATTTCAAAGTAACTATCTTTTAGCTCGATTGAAATTGACTTACGCCCCATCTTGATGGATTGAAAACCTTCTGAACCAATGCCACCAAATGGACTTAAAACAGTATCGCCACGATTAGAATACAAAAGTATAATTCTTTCAATTACGCCCAGCTGAAGAGGGCAGATATGTTTTTCATCTCCGTTTCCTTTTGCGTTCATATACTGTAAAGTATTCGTTACGTCAATATCCATCCATACCGGCGAAGCGTAACGCTGCCAAACCTGGTGTGAATACTGTTCTGTTTTGCTATATTTGCTTTCCTGATCGTATCCCCAAAATTCATTAAATCCTTCGACTGATTTTGGAAATGTATCAAATTGGTGCATTGGTACATAGTAAGTAAATCGAATATCATCTAACTGAATAGGCACTTCATTTACTTCTTTGGTCTTAAAACAAAGCACTCTATCGGGTAATCCAGCGCGAATAATACTCATATCTTTTGTGACTTGTTTATGAGCTAATCCGATTGTTTTTGTCCTTACTGCTGCCAAAAGTGGATCTTTCCAAATCGTAAATTCAGAATGCAGGAACATATCTAAACTTTCAAAAATATCGCCAATCATCGCGCTAAATCTGCGAATTCCGATAAATCCATCGCGTCCCTTTTGAGTAGGCAAATCCATGCAGTGAATTGCAATTATCCGACCTGGTTTAATTACTCGTTTTAATTCAATCGCCAAATATTTAAACTGTTCCACAAATTGATCATATCCGGTAACGTTTCCCATATCCTCGATATAATTCGAATAACAATATAAATCCGCGAAAGGTGGGGAAAAAACGATTAAATCTACTGAATTATCAGCAACCTCTTTAATCCTTTGCACACAATCCCCGCGCATTAATAAAAATTTGTCCGTTTTTAAGTCTAATGAATTCATAGCATAATTTGTTAATTGTCCTTTTAAGTTTTTAGTAATTGCCTTAACCATATTCAACTGCATTGCTTCAAATGATTTTTGTTTGTCGTTTTGAATTTTCATAACATTAATCATTCTGTCTGTTGTAACCATCCAACAAGTAACCTTTTCAGTTCTGCCAAACCTCCAGCTTCTACGCATCGCCTGAAATGCTTTCTCGAAACTAAAGTCAATCGAATTGAAAATCTGATAACCGCAATTCTGATAATTCAATCCCATACTCGCAATTGATTCTTTTGTAATCAATATTTGAAAGTTGTTATGTGCGAATCCAAGTAGATCGGTTTCCTTTTTTTCGTTTGAATCTGAACCCTGAACATTTCTGCAATCATATCCTAATGTGGTCAGCTGCCTATAGATATTTTTGGCTTCATCGTTCTGTTTTGTCCAAATTATAACCGGTTCAGTCTTTGGAATTGACTGGATTATTTCAATAGTTTTTTTAATACGTTCGTTCTCTGTTCCCCTTAAACTGGAATTGTAATCAGTTGCGTTTACCGCAATACCTGGAAACATTACGCCTTCTGGCAATGGAGTTGATACCTGAACTTCTATTATTTCAAGTTCTGGCAAATCGAATTCCGATGCCTCAAATCCGATATCTTTAGGATGTGAATACATGATAGCCCACGAAGAAACAAACTCATAAAATTTATCAACTGCATGGCCTTTTAAACGCCATTTTTGAGTCTGCTGCATATCGTTTACAAAGAACATCGCCAACATTTCATTATAGTTCATCGCGTCTAAAAATTGGCTATGATTACCTAATTCCATCGGGTCATTAGGCGATGGAGTTGCAGAAAAGCAAAACTTATACGGCGTATTCTTGAATTTTTCAATTAATAAATTCCGATATTTTCCGGATTCATTTTTCAAAATTGAACTTTCATCCAGACAAATACAACCGAATTGATCACAATCAATATTTTCAAGTTGTTCATAGTTTGAAATATAGACTCCTTGCCCGAATACGTCACTTTTAAGACGATCAACCGGAACATTGAATTTAATTCCCTGCTCAATTGTTTGACCTGATACAGCCAACGGAGAAAGGATTAAAGAAGGTTTTCCAGTTCTTAATGTGACTTGTTTTGCAATCTCTAATTGCATCGGAGTTTTACCCAGCCCAGTATTAGCAAAAATAGCGTATTTACCATGTTTTAACGCTCTGACTACCGTAAACATTTGAAACGGTTTTAACATCGGATTAAGTTCGCTTTCGTCAATATCGAACCCCGATACAATTTGCGTTTTTTGCTTTGTTTTTAAAAATTCTAAATAATCGTCTTTTACTTCATTCATCGTTTTTATCGTTTTTAGTATTCTGCAATATTAACTTTTAATTCCTTTGGTGTGTAGAAAACTGTTGTTAAACACGTTTATCAAAATTCAATTTTGCAAATTCTCCAAAATATTTAATTGCCATTTCGTCATAAACATGTGCTGCGTCTTCTTCGTTATTAAAAAGGCCAAAATAAATTTGTTTTCCATCTATTTGTATGTGTACTATCCATTTTTTGGTGCTCTTGTGCCAACATACACCCTTATAGACAGAAGAGTGATTCTTATTTGGTCCTCTATTCATTTGATTTTCGGATCTGGTACAAAACCTCAGATTTTCTTTCTGATTATTCAGTCCGTCACCATCTCTATGATCAATGTCTAATTTTAATGGATTGTCACCCATAATAAATTTGTGCATATACTGAAGATTCCGTTTACCATTAACCGTAACGCTTCTTGCTGCATAAAAAGTATTTTTACCCTTAAGTGCAAACCACTTGAACGCATTCGCTCTATCAAAATCACCATCGTCAACCAAAGCTACCTGTCCCTGAGTTAATTTAATCTCTTTCATCATTTTAATATAAATGCAAAGCCCCTCCGAATGTGTACCAGACAATCTTTGGGGCCTCATTCAACAATTAAGTTGAAATATCTTTATGATCTGGTACATCATATTGCAAATATACAAAAAAATATTCTATTATAAAACATGTTTTCACAATATATGTGATATTCCCTGTTGCGATGCTCGCCGTTTTAGTATTCCCATGATTCGCTCCTGATCTTTAATCTTTTGCGATATTTCAACTTGCATCTGATTCAATTCAATTAGCCGGAATCTCGTATTATCGTAAGCTCTTTGAATTTCAGTTTCCCTATTTTCGATTTTGGTTTTAAGATCGTCGGTCATATTTTACCTCTTTGAATATTCCATCTTCGCCACATTCCTGATCATATAGACTTAACCAGCAATTAAATTCGCCGTATTTGAAATAACACCCTTTGCAGTTGTTCGTTTCATCTGTTCCTGGTTCCGGAGTTGTTAATTTGACTTTTACCCCTTCAATCGTTTTAATTTCGCCTAATTTCATAATTATTTAGTTTTAAAATCATCACAATACCGATAATAACCACCATCATCATAATGCAGACCAGACGCACCCCACCTGTTTAAAAGCGGCATCCTGAACATTACACGTTTACCTAATTTACATTTAGCATTTTCTTTGATCATTCCGTTTCCATCTAAGTGCGGCCATGTGAAATTTAAACATTCATTACATTCTACTCGATTTGCTTTCATCTTCTAATTGTTTTAAAACTGATTCGTTGTGTTTGATTTATACTCTCTTGTTCCATTTTTCAATGCTCCATTTTGCCACTGTTTCCGAATTTGAATGTATTCCACCGGTAATTATTGTTACGCGACAATCTCGATTACCGCACTTTATTTCAACCTGTCTTTTTTTGGTGTAATCATTACCGATAAACATAATTTCTGGAGTGCATCCACAAAAAGGACACGGCAACATATCGTCAAATGTAAATTCTCCTGAATTTGAGTTGTAAATAGCTTGTTTCATTTTGCTTTTTGTTTAAATATTAAAAATCTTAATTGTTCGATTAAAAGGGTTTATCTGGTTTTTCATTGTTGTAAAAATCTGTACTTGGTGTCATTTTCCATGTTCCCGTTTCAATTATTTCATCATCCCACATTTTATTTATTTCTTTGTGGCAATTTACGATAAAATCCATTGTTCCGGTATTCCTACCTTTACCCATAATGATTTGAGCTTTGCCTCTCATATCGATTTCGCCACCTAAGTTTTCGTCTTTAATAAATGAAAAGCCTTCTTTTTCTGGAATCCAAACCATGAACACAATGTCCGCGGCCTCTTTGATCTGGCCGGACCCGCGAAGCCTTCCAATGGTAGGAACATGACTTTCTGAGTTTGAAAATTGAGAAAGTAATATAACGACAATATCCAATTCCTTTGCAATGTTTTTAAACATTCGGGTATTCTGTCCAATCTCTTCCTCGCGCCCCTGTTTTGAATCACCAGATACTAATTGAAGATAATCTATCATTGCGACTTTAATGCCGTATTTTAGCACCATTTTACGAATTGAGGCACATATCTTTTGACTGCTTGCTGTGCTTTTATCGTCAAAGTAAATCGGCAGGCCGTCAAGTTTTGAAATATGCTTTTCAACTTGCATTATTGATTCGGTTCTCATCTTTTGAAAAAGCATGTCTTTTGCTGATATTCCTGATTCAATCGAAAGGATTCGACTTACTAACTGCTTTGCCGACATTTCTAAACTGTGAACATCGCATGGATAACCTTGCTTTGCGGCGTAATTAACAATATTTGTTGCTAGCATAGTTTTCCCGTGTGATGATTCACCAGCGATCACAACTAAATCGCCTGGTTGCATTCCATGTGCAAAATTATCAAACTTTATAAATCCGGTAGGTATTCCGGTTGAATCTGTTTCGTCTTTTGCATTACTGGTCATTGTTTCGGAAATAGTCAAAGCAACTTCGCTAAATGACTTTACACTTTCAGATTCATCGCTTAAAAGTTTCATAAAAATAGCCTGAGCTGATTCGATTATTTCTTCGAGCTCTGTATTTTCATCGTATGCTGATTGTTGAAGCTCTGCACTCATTCGGATCATTTCGCGCCGTAAATATTTATCTTTTAAAATAAGTATCCAATGTGAAATATTTGCAACGCTTGAAACATTTGAAGTGCATTGAGTAATGTAAATTGGCCCGCCCACCTGATCGAGTATTTCTTTTTCTTTTAATCGAATTGTGACCGTTAATAAATCGATCTTTTTACCGGCCTTTGTCATTTCCTGAATTGTAGTACAAATTTTCTGATTTTCTTCTTTGTAGAATAATTCAGGCTGGACCGGATTTAAAAGATAAGCATCTGATTCAATCATAAAGCAACCGATTATACCCATTTCGACATCTATTGCCTGAGGTGGTATTTTCCCATAGATGCTAATATCGTATGGTTTTTTGTCGTTTCGTTTTTCGTATGCCATTAGTGTCTAAAATTAGTAATTGCAACGTTTGATTTAGTTTCTTGGGTGTGCCCATTTGTTTTGGGTTTTATTTCTGGTAATTCTTGCAACCAACATTTTTGATTTATCCATGTTGATAGGTTTTTCCATTCAGGGCAAAAAGCGCCTAATTCAATAGATTTTTGTTTGTATTGTTTTTCCTTGATTAGTGCAGGAAGTAATAATTCAACATCTTCATTTTTGCATTTTTTTTGGAAGTTTTTAAATTCAGGTTCAAAACCTCCTTTAGTTCCAGTATATTGTTTTCTGAAAATTTCAAATTTCTCCTTTATTTCTTTAGTATTTACAATTACATTTTCATTTTCAATTAGGTTATCGGTAGGATAACCATTAGGTTTATTTTCTTTTTTAGGTCTTCCGCCCATAACTCCATTATTTCTACGACTTTGAATAAAATTATCCCTTTTTTCAATTTCCTGCTCAAGTCTTTCGTTGAAAAATAAACCCTTTTCGTCCTGTTTAAACTTTAACCTAAGAGTATCCGAAAATAAACCTACCAATAACCTTATGGTTTCCTCACTCATTCGGCCTGTCTGATGCTGGTAACATATTAGTGTTATATATCTTCCTCTTTCCTCAAATGGCATTGCAAGTGTGCCAACGAGAAAGTCCTGACTGTAGAATAAAAATGCCGGATCTTTCATAGTTTTAAAATTCAAAATCATTACTTTCGGGTTTTTTAAATCCGGTCATTTTTACCAAATATTCAACTTGATATCTAAGTTCGTTGATTCTTGAGTGAAGTTCAATATCGTTTTCTTCTGCCCTATTTTTGGCGATAATATCCGCAAATCCATCATCAAATCCAATGGCGGCCACGTATGACATAGCAGTATTAAATTCATCCATATTTTCAGAATTTACGGTATTGCATATTCCTTCAGAAAACCAATGAATAACATTATCATCAAACGGATTTAAAAATTCTATCAATTGCTTATATCTCTTTGGGATAGCAAAAACAACCTTCTCTTTTGGTACGTGTTCTTTTGTATGACAATCTTCGCATAATACCTGAAATACATCATTATCATATTGCCATGGTTCGCGTCCTTTTAAATAAAACCTATGATGAACATGTAGCGTTTTTTCTTCCGACTTGCATTCATCACATTTGAATTTGTGAATATCCAAAATTTCCAACCGTTTCTTTTGCCATTTAGGACTTTTTAATTTGTCTGAATAAGTCATAATAGTGTTATATTTTTATTACTATTTGGGGGTAAAAAATGATTTTAAGCATACAGCAATTTTTTAAGTCTGTATTCAATATCCTTTGGCATTGATCGTTTATCGTTAAGGTACATTGAAAGTGATGGCTGGCTGATCTTTAATTGATCTGCAATCCATGTAGTTTTCAATCCCTTTTCTTTGATTCTCTGTTTAAAAACTTTGCTCATATTTTTATTACAATTTAATCCAATTAAAACCGGAACATTTCATCCGGTTCACATTGCAATATTACTAAATTAATTTGACAATTCAAACAAATTTTAAAAATAAATTCAGGCCTTAGCGATGTAGCAGTTTACCCGACTTTCACACCCAACTTAATGTCAGTATTCGGGAACCTGAATAATTAAGGCCGTATGCAGTTCTAATGGTATGCAGTCCGGCACATTTTGAATCAGTACAGCTCTAAGCCGCCATCTTCATTTCAATTGTTTTGCCTATTATTGGCTGTAATACCCTCAATTAATCTACTTTTCTGCCAATCAAAACCAAACATCCCCCAAATGTTTCCTGTTTTCCCAATCGGGCCGGCTCCAGAATTCCGGCGGTCTTTCGACGTTACAAATTGGCGATTTGTATGTGGAGGATCGGGGAGTCGAACCCCGGTCTTAACAGTTTTTCAAATAACTTCAACGGATATTATGAGGTACAAATATAGTAATTATCTAAACACGTTCGGACATTTCCGATCAAAAAATTCATTTCGTGGCTCCCCGTGTGACTTAATAAATGCCGCTCTTTTAGCGTACATCGTTTTTGAATGCGATCTTTTAACTGTCACACATGATGATGATAAAAATGCAATTAGTGTTAATAATGAAATAAGCAATAATAATTTTTGCATTGTTTTTTCTTTCATGTTAAATAGTTTTTAAAAGTAAATAAAAGCATCCTGCAAAAATAGTCAGTATCACAATGATCATGTATTTGATCTACCTTAAATTTGATTCCAGGTTTTGATAGCATTTTTCTTGGTACATTAATCCTTTAGTTTGTGGTAAACAATCGTTAAAATGGTGACTAATAAATGTAAAAGTTTTAATTTAAAACCCGCATAATTTAAGGTATGTTTGAATAAATATTTCGTTGGCATCTTTAAAACTTAATGAAATTAAAAAAGGCGCAAAATTTTCTTCCAACATTAAATTATGCCATTCGGTTACCAGCGCCATTTCATCAGCTAATTTTATATCATTATGAAATGGGTATTCAAACGAAAACTTTTCAGCTATTTTCATCATTAAACCATTTTCAATATCTTTATAATTTGATAATCTTTTCTTAATTGGGCTTGGAATATCTAATAGATAAGCCTCGGAAGCATCGTGCAAAAGAGCTGCAAGTTTATGTTCTTTCGGAACTAATTCAGAACAATACAGGCTATGCTCTGCTACTGAATAGAATTTAGGTAAATGTCCCCCAAACCTACATTGCATTGATAAAGCGTGTGCAATATCTTCAATGCAAATCATTTCAAGGGTTGGTTCAAAAACATTAATATAAATACCTGTAAATGTTCTGATACAATCTGTTGTATATAAGTTTTCCATTTTATTTGTTTTTAAATAAATTTAAGAATATAAGTTTCAAAATCTTCTAGCGAAATGTCTTTTAAGAACGTTCTAACGATAGATCGTTACAACACATACGGAAAATTTAATTTGGCAAATTCTCCAAACAGCTCCTTTGCTTTTATATCATAAGCGGAGGCGGCATCTTCTTCTGTTTTAAACGTCCCTAAATAAATTCTTTGTTTATTGGCAGAAATGGCAGCCCTAACAGATTTACCAGAAAAATAAACACCCAAATAATTTGATTTTCCAAAAGGATTATGGTTTCTTCTATTTTGGATGCTTGTGCAGTTTCTCATGTTGTATTTTTGACAATTTAATCCATTGTGATCAATGTGATCTACTTCATTATCGTCTAATGTATTCATTATGATTCTGTGCATCAATATTGATTTGCCATTTTCTTTTCTTTCTGCATAATAAGTGTTTTTATGCTTATGCGCATACCAATTAAATTGATTAAGATAATCAAAATCATCATCATCAACATGAACAGCCTTGTTTTGTGTGAGGAAAATAGTTTTCATTTATTCGAGAATTTTAATTAATCGAGCAGAAAAGGAATTGGAAAGAGTCTCGATTTCTCCTTATCGGTGGGTAATTACTTCCACCTATCCAATCCCAAAGATACAAATTATAATTCAAAGTTTTGCCATAAAGCGTTCGTATTCTTTTTCAATGGTATTAATAATTGAATCATAAATTTCGCCTTCAAAGAATTTTCCGATTACATTTTCATAAATAAATGGTAATTGTTCGCGTATGAATGATTCAAAGCGTTTTTGAGACATATTCCCGAAAGATATACTTTCATACTCAACCATCTTCGTACCGTCTGAAAAGTCAAATAAAACAGCGTATTCACCTTTTAAATGTTTGATGAATATGTAAAATTTATCTTCTGGTACTGCTTTTCTGAATTTCAAAGGTAGGTAATTATAGATGAAATTTAAGAGCGAAAAATAGCAGCGGTGCATTGAAATGTCGCGGGCTGTTACTTCTTTGAATGAAAGTATTTCGCCTTTTCGCGATTGATCTAAAAGTTCCGATGCGTTTTCATTTGCCGGAATAAAACCGCCTCCAACATTGGCCAACTCGATTAATTTGAAGTAATCAGAATCTTTCATTTTAAACTAACCTTTTAATACTTTTATAACATGCCTTAATTTCTGGAATATGATTTTTTACATATTCATCAAAACTTCCAACACCTCCAAAAACTTCATCTAATCTTTCTGATATTTGACCAGTAAACGAAGTCCAACAATCTTGCTTGCTTTCTTTTGGGCTATAAATAACCAATAGATTAGCCTGACTGTCGTAATGTGCGCACATTGTTACGTACGCTGTTAGTTTGTTTTCAGAAACACATGAGAATTTAGAACTCATTGCACCGTATTCATACGTAATCATTTTGTCGTTTTTCATCTGTAAATTGTTGTTTTATTGTTTAATTTAATTGCTTTTAGCTTGCTTAAGTCCGGCGACGTTATACCGGATTCTTTGATTTTTTGGCTGTCGTTACCGTTTAATTTTGATAATTTGGAATGACTGCCAGGTGTTTCGATTTGTGGATTCATTTACGTTCAATTACTGAATTAATATATTCTTCATGCGATATTCGCGTATCTAAAAGTTCGCCTGTTAATTTCCGGTACATCATTCTCTCTTGATCGTAAACCATAAATCTATGAGCGGTATTATGGTCTTCAGATGCGATATAAATAACATCTTTGTAATGTTCTTTATTATATGACCAATGATGTTTTTCAACCCCCTCGATTGTCGGCAAATTTCCACTATTGCTTTTTGCCGCAATTTTTTCAGGATATTTATTTTTATACCTTTCCATTATTAATTTTTTTGCATCATGTGTTGGCTTGTGTTTTTCAAGATAATTTAAACGATGGTATTTTTCCCTGTGTCTTTCCCTTTCTTTATCTAATCCTTCTGGTGTAGATATTAAAATATCAGATCGTTTTTTCGTATCTGTCTTAGTACACTTTTTACACTTATTCAAATGACCGTCACCCATTGCGGGGTGTTTGTAGTAATCAGATAAATTTTTTAATTCTCCACATTTAAAGCAAATCTTTGTTTTTTCCATCTTGTTAATTTAAATGAATAATTACAAAGATAAGCATTAAAATGGTAATTACAAATAAATTTACCTTTTTAAAATGGTAAATCTGAAACTTCATCTATAATAACTGGTGCGGCCGTTCCTGAATCTGATCCACCTGAAAAGTTTTTAAAGTTACCTAAAATTGGCAGTTTTTTGAACTCTTCTTTTTGTGCGTCGGTTGCATCTTTGTAAATCTTCGATCCGACTTTTTGACCTATAAAACCATCATTCCCGTATTTGTCCTGTGTATCATGTACGACAATTGACACCGGCAAAGCAACGCGATTCTCTGCAAATTCATCGAGAAAGTTTTGAGCGATCGGAATAAATAAACCTCGAATCATTCCGGATTGTCCTTTCTTTTCAAGGATTACACACTTTAATTTTGTTAATTCGATTTGTCCTGAATAGCTTTTCATTTTCTTATTTTTAAATTATTAATCTTCAAGTAAACTGTTTAATTTTTCGTCACGTGCAAAGATTGGATTTTCTGCTAAAGAATCATAATTGGCCTGATCTTCACGGTTTAAATTCTTTCCGAATATTGCACCCAACATATGCGCCGCGTCCTTTATTGCGTATGATTTTGCTGCCGGAGCTGCCAGCATTACAGCGTTTGACCTTAACTTATTAAAATCAGTTGCCCCGGCTCCTTTTTCTGTTTGAAGTGGTGCGGCTCCTACGCCATCCTGCCAATCCCATGCGTCCAAAACCGGATTAAAATAATGTAACCTAACTTCGCAACAAACTGAATTTCCAATCAGTTGAATATTTTTAATTTCAACTTTCCATTCAAAAAATAAACGTGTTAATAAATACTCAACCCTTTCGATTGGAAGATATTTTAACTTCTTTTCCATTGGATTGACCTTTAACCAATTTTCAGGCGGTTGTTGGTTTAATAAAATATTAAGGTCGTTAACCTCTTCTAATTTAGCCAGATCAGTATTCATTAAATCTGATAATTTTGGCAATGATCCTTTGATTTTTGCTGGTGTGTTCATCGTTTTTTTAGTATTAAAATTTATGATTAAACCAATTAATTTCTCTTATTGAATAGGCGGGTAAATTAAGCTCGTTTACGCCGAATTTGTTTTGTGTGAAAACTTGATAACCTGGCCATTTGTCCTCTTCTAAACAGAAGGCATAAAGCATTAAAAGCTGTTCCCATTCGTACCGGCCCTGTGCCATAAATTGCGATCCGGATTCAAAAATATTGAATGCAAAAGGCTTCGTTTTTTCCTGTGCAATAAAGAAAAAATTCCATCCCATCTCCTTTCCTTCGATTGCGTTCATAATATCAGAATACATTGCAGCCTGAATGTGGTAATCAAAATCAGCAGCATGACGTGGAAAGTCGTGAATGCTGGCCCCTGTTGTAGTTTTCAAATCTGTGATAAGTCGTTTTTCTTGTTTGAAATAATCAGGCCTGATCTTAACTAAAATCTTTTGGCCGGTCATTATTGTAATTTCACAATATACGCTCATTTCAGCTTGTCCATTTGATAAAAGAGACCTGACATACTTATGCCTAAATAAACGATCGTTCATTGCCTCCAGTGTTCTGTATGTGCCATTGTCGATAGTCACCTTATCACCCGCCAATCTCATTTCGCCTTCATACCAATCTTTGTAGTTTTTTGTGGCCCGTGGAGACTTTGCGCCTTCGGCAATTAAAATAGAACAAATTGCTGAATCATCAAATACCATATATTCCTGATCGAATAATTCACGCTCTAAATTAAAGGTATGATAAGCACTTCCAAAAGTCATTGCCTCGGTTGTTTTTTTCTCCTCTTCCTTGAAATGTAACGGACTTTTTTTAATCTGTTTAAGGCCGGAACATGAAATATATTCTTTTTTGGAATGATATTCTTCGTTTGAATCCTTTTTAATTTCAAACTCGATTTTAGTAATGAAGTTTTCCATATCGTTTTTAAAGTGTTTAAAGATACAAAATTATCGTCAACTCCGTATCTTTTAATTGTTTATTTATTCTGAATCTTCGTTTTGATCAAACTTTTCTTCGTCCATATCTGCCTGTGATGGTTCGTCGTCTGGTTCGTACATTCCATCTGGGCTGTCGTAATCGTAGCGTGCGTATTTCATGATAAAACCTCCTCTAATTCATTAATGAAAGTTCTGTAACATCCGATCTTTACGGTTAGTCGTTTTCTGGTTTCTTCGTCTTTTTCTTTAAGATCGTCTAACATGAATAACGCTGTTTTTAACCTGACTTTGTAGGTTTTCAAAAGCTCATCTAAAGGTTGTTTTTCCATTTTGTATCGTTTTTAAAAAGTTTGTACTTCAAAGATAATCTAAAGAGTAATTGATATTACAAAACGTGTTTTTAAACATGTTCTGACTGCCTCCGATCAAATTCCTGTATGACCGGAGGCGTGTAACAAAAAAAGGTGTCTGTATCGCTATGGTAGGCTAAGAAAACCAGACTATAACAAATCGGAGGCTCAACTAAACCTCGGATATTTTAAGCCGGTAAATAATGATTAATTCGCTTAATACCGGTCTTTGTAAAAATGGTTTGTACGAATCTGACAAACTTTGATTCTTTCAACACGGTTAAATTCACGTGCCTTGTATTCCCTTTAAATCGGATTTCGTTCTTAAATGATCTCCGTGCTTTCCGGTTGTCGAATTTTGACAAATAAACTTCTTTGATCGGATTTTTAACGGTTCCATTTTCGTTGTAAACTTTTACATAAGGATTATTCATTGTTTTTGTTTTTAAAGTGTGAAATTTATAATTAAAGTAATGTGCTCATATGTTTTCGTTCATTCAGCATCCTGATTTGCCAAACTGTTTTATCGTGAACTTGCTTTTTGATGCGTCGTTTTTCTTTGTCGTACACTCCCCACAAAATGCAGAGAAAACCAATCATGCAAAAAATAATTATTCCGAAACATTCGTAAGGATCACCGATTAACTCTTTCATTTTATTTGTTTTTAGACATTAATATTGCACTTACTAAAATTACCATAATTCCGAGGAATACGATTATATACCACATAGTTTTATCGTTTTAAACTGTTTTGCATGGTTTCTTTCATCTTATACATCCCACCGTTTAGGACGATGATTTTAGGGTATTCGTACATGGTGAATTTCAATTTCTTTTCACCTTTTGGAAGTGGCTTGCGTCCTGCTTTTTCAGATGCCGTGCCGTCAAGTTTGATTTTTGAATAGCTCATTTTATTTTTAAATTATATTTAATTATCCCACTCAACTGAGTATAATTCGGTTCTGTATTGATCCCTGTCGTTTGCGTCAAAAATGTATGGAATCTCAAGTTTTTCATTTCCGGCTTCGCGCTGATCTTTTATGGCGCGCTTGTTCATTTCGTTTCTTGCTAACATACTGCCGAACACATTAGGATTATTTGCAATAACCTGAACTTCGTAATCTGTCATTTTAAATAAAGGCTTCATTTTGTCATTTTTAAAGTTTGTAGTACAAATTTAGGTATATATAAAACAACCTCCTAATCTTTTGCCATTTATTTTCACTTTCGATCACATGTTATAAAACATGTTTTTGTAAGTGATTGATATAATGTAAAAACCCGCAAGACTGGGAATCCTGCGGGCCTGAATTACTAACTAACTTACTTTAAAAACGATTTTCAAATGTAATCATTAAATCAATACTAAACTACTTTGCGATAAAATAACCACCCACCAATCCAGCGCTGGCCCAAATATACCACTTCTTGTAAAAAGGCGTTTTGTTAATCACACTGATTTGATAACCTGATGTTATTTTAGCATTCGGATCATCCGTATAAATCGTAATCTTTGTTTCTTTTCCTTTGGTCTCGGTTATTGAATTTAATTTGACCTTGTAATTGTGCTTTAAATCGTTAATTGTGTACATTTTTACATATCCGCTTAATGTTAGGTAGTCATCCGTCCATGCGAAGTGTTTTGCGGCCTCCGAAATGCCATCGTGAACATAGACTGTATCTATTAATCGGATTGAATCAATACGTCCTGATGCTTCTAATTCGGCCTGCAATGTAGCGGTGATGTTTCGCCATTTAATGTCTTTCTGTCTTAATTCTTTAATGGTTAATCCGGTCAATTCAAGTGACTTTTTTAACACGTTAGATTCAATCACAACGGAATTTAATTGAGAGTAAACTTTTCCGGCCTTCGTTTTGTAAATCTTTGCGCTGTCATTGGCGATCAATAATTCAACTGACTGCAAATCGATTGTTTTATCTTTACCTTTGATTTTGAAGTACTGGACAATGATAATAATTAACATTCCTGCGAATAGTGCATAAATGGCATACTTTAGATATTTATTCATGGTTGTGGTGTTATTGGTGTATTTGTTGAATTTGTTGCGATATTGCTAAGCGTTTCATCTTTTTTTGCACTTGAAGAACTGGAACCAAAGAAGTAGCTAACGATGGTTGCAAATGATCCAATGAGAGCCCCCACAACTAAGTTTAATAGATCCTTATTTTGTTCTGGAACAGTTGTGTAAACCAGTACGATTAGCAGGATAAAAAACCCCACTATTATTAACCCGGCCAATATATATTGAAATACGTCTTTAGCTTTCATTTTCTTGCTTGTAAAATGGAGTTACTGAAATGTCCAAATAATATTCGCGATCTTCAAATCTCATCCATTCGCCATTTTTATTGCCCCTATTAAGTTGAATAGTATAGCAATGTCTGCCACCCGGAAGAACAGAAAAATTAACGTCCCCTTTATTGGTTAAAACATTTATTCCAGTTAGATATTCCTGAAAATCCTTAATCATATCCTGTTCCGGTCGTGGGTTATCAATCCATGGAATTGCGATTAAATCTAAATCCCTATTCATTGACCCATGTACTACAAGATTGTAACCGTATGTTTTTGCTATTTCTTTTAAGTATTCGTAAAAAATAGCATATAATCCCGGTTTTGCATTTATTGGTTTATCACTCATCATCTTCAATTCTTAATTTATCAAACACTACATTTAATACTTTCTAAATATCGACATACGGTTAGGTAGTCAGCAAATTCTTTAAATCCCTTATCCGTGTTGTATCCTCTTCGCTTATCTAATTCAATTCCTAAATAAACATATTGAACCCTTAATTGACCTTTGTAGTCTGAATATGGTACAATTTCATCATTTTCACCTTCATTTAAACGATACAAAGTCCATCCATATTCATATTCTGTTCGCTTAATGGTATAAACTCCTCCACTGGAATCACATAAATCATCAATGACTATATCTGTATTTGTTAATTTAATTAACTTTAATTTTTCACCTATAAAAGAGCAATTCCCGCTATGTCCTTTGGTTGGGCAAACCCTTGTTATAATATCGCCCTCTTTAAAATTTTTAATACTTAATATTTTAATCATTTTTTGGTTCTAAATAGTTAATAAATAGTTCTATTTCAGTTTTTAATAATTTCATTTTGGTTATAAAGTCCGATATTGAATCTTCGTCTTTTTTATGAAGTTTAATGGAGTATTTACAATCAGATATTTTAATAAAAGTGTCTCGATATATCTTATCTGAGTACTGAACGTCTCCATCAAATGCAACCACGCTGCTGGTAGATGATGATTTTATACCATTTAACCAAGTTCTTTTATTATAATTATTCATCATCTTCAATTCTTAAACGTTCAATTAATTGCCTTATTTCGTCACTCATTCGCTAAATGTAAAGTCTGCCAATCGATTAAGCCATCCCTTAATAAATTTGCTTTGCGAAGGATTATTTTTGACAATATCCCAAAAGAATTTTTCACGCGCTTTTTTAATGTCCTGGAATAATCCCTTTTGATTTGCGGTATTTACGGCTTTTAATGTCATTGGACCAACTATTCCATCTTCGACTAATCCCAGGATTCTTTGCGGTATAATAATGCCCCATTTGCCACTACCCCACAACCAATCGACTAAAATATTTGCAATTGATTGATTATTGATTTGATCAGATTGCCATTTATCCCAGAAAAATAGTTGTAAAACAGCTTCCCATTCATCCGGTGAAATGTCTTTTAAGTCTCCAATTGTCGGCGCTGGTAACCCTTTCTTTTTGCGGTACGAAATGAATGTGCGCATCGTTATACCGGCCATGGTCGATCCCCCGGAATCTTCCGGATCATTGGAAAATTTGCCTTCCCACTTCTGAATTAACGGGATTACTTGTTTAATGTCTGCCATTATATATTTGACTTAATAGTATATTCCGATTCTTTTAATTTTGTTTTAAAAAATGATTCAATGTATTCAATACATTCAGCCGTTGTTTTTCTGAATAATGTACACGGGATCATCTTGGATAAAATAGAATGTTTTTCAATTTGCTCAAAGTCGTATTCAAATTGAGATTGATACATTTTGCCTACCTTTTTAATGAGAATATGAGTAAATCTTAATCCCGATTCTCGAATGTAAATTGGTTCTTTATTTTCCATCGTTTTCGTTTTTAGTTTATCAAAGATAGTAAATTTATTTGATATGGTTTATTCGACTGGTATTTCTTCGTTTGTAAACGTTGCAACTTTCAAATATTCAGTAATCGCATTAATGCATTCCGGTGTTAAGTGCATCCAAGTAGTTGAGTATCCGTTACAATCTCTAAATTTTACAGACGGTAACGGATTACATGAGTTATTGATTTTAAGTAATTGGACTGAGTAGAAATCCATTGTTTTAGTTTTTAAGTGTGCCTTTTAGCTACGGTTTTTTTTCTAGTACCCCCATAACTATCGCAGTAATGGCGATGATTATCCCGATTATCCCAGTAATAACACCCCCTATATTTCGAATGCCTTCATCCTTTCCGTTGTTTGAACTTTTGTAGTCACTTAAATTTTTAAGGTCTTGCGAAATCCGGTCAAGGTTTTTATTATATGTTTCGGCGAAGTTGTCAAATCGTTTTTCTGCTGCTGTTTCAGCTTTCTGTACCGCCTTTTCCGCCGCCGCCAACGCTGCGTTTACCGCCTTTTCCTGTGCGTCCAGTGCTGATTTGACGGCTTCCTTTGCCTCCGTGGAGTTCTTGTTGATCAGTTTCTCAAGTGATTCGTACCGATCTTCAAAACGCTTGTCGCTTGATATAATCATATTTGTGAAGAATTCCTTCAATGAAACTTGCGCCTCTAAAAACCCATTTTCATCCATTTCGCTGATTTTAGATTACAAAATTTACTCATTTAAGGTAGTTTAACATGTTAATTCTTGCACAATTCAAAAGTAAAGAATATTATTGAATAAAAAACGAATTATTTCAGATATTTTCATAACAAAGTCTTTAAGTCCTTGCAAACCCTCTTTAAGATTAATATTACATCTTAACTGTTAATATCAACACTGCGACTCCTAACTCTTCAAAGAGTACCGATTAGCTTCCAATTACGGTTTTTGTCCTCGTTTTCGGCGTTTTGCAAGTCGTATGTCGTCAGTAGAACGTTGCATACTCTGGTATTTGCCTATTCCGTTTGATAGTAACTACTTTCTCGTTCTCATTCGATATAATCAATGAAGGTGAGAATACTGTAAGAACCTTGTTATTTATTTAAAATTGCTTCGTAAATTGATTTTTTACCCTTCATTACATCATTTAGCGACTTGTCCGGTATATCTGCAAATTCAACATCGCAAATCATCCCACATGAAGGCATTATTATTTTGCTTTTCATTCCTGAATTTAGGTTTAATTCATCTAAAAACTTGCCATTTAAGCACGAATAACCAACTTTACGCTCTAATTTAGCCATTCTATCAAACGATTCAGGAAAGTCTATCCTGATCTTGTTCCAGTATCCCTGACCACCCTTAACGCATCCTATGCAGTTATTATTGGTGTAACCCAAATCATACATTACCGGTAATTTAATTCCAGCGCTCAAAAGTATTCCGGCACATGTATTTTTATCTAATCCCTTTTCGATTAGCGGAAATAACGGTTTTGTTTCCGGGTATTGTTGTCCATGGCGAATTGCCCGGTTAACTTCTTTTTTGGTATATTCAAAACCCCAAATCTGATTTAAAATAACTTCATCGTTAAATAGGTTTTTGCTGTGTAAATCTTCGAAGTTAAACCTGACTTGTTTTTTTAAATGTTTAGTGCATGGTGCGCCCTGTGGAGTGTTTACACAACCCGTATCTTCGATTACTTCAAATTGATCTTTATATTTTATGCTTTGTAATTCGTGTATTTTTACACCATACCAATTTTCACATTCCGATTTAAAACGCTCATTATCTTCATGCGCCGAATTTATTTTAATATAGTAAAGTTTGGTATTTGGGTACATTTCTAAGGCGTACTTACAAGCGACCGCCGACGTTATGCCAGCAGACCACCAACCTAAAGCAAAACCGTTATCCATGCCCTATTAAATGCAAAAAGCTCTAAAACAGGGTTGCAGTCTGTTCTTCGAGCTTTCAGGTTTTTTACGCCTGTTAAATTTTATATTGATCTGCAACATCAACACTGCAAAGATACTAATTTTTCAATCAATTCAAACGATTATTAAATGTTTGTTTTAGTTTTTTTTCAAAGCACCCATATCGGAAATAAAGCGATGCGGATGCAATGATGGTAGAGCAGCAAAGCAGGATTAGTGATCTGACATAAAAAATAAAGCCGATTTGATGAATATTTTTATCGAAAAGTACGATTAATGAAATAATGGCTAAATTGATTATGAATAAACGATGCCAGAAACAGAATTTAAAAGCCTTTGAAAAATACCACCAACATATTGAGGTGAATAAGGAACAGCCGAAAATAGGGGTAATAAACGAATATGTATTGACATTAAATAAAATGGTGACCATTCCAAACATTACAGCAAACGTAGTCAGAACAGGCCACCATTTTACAAGTTGGATTATACCCCTCATGGAAGTGGAGGCGTAGGATCAGGATTCGGAGGCGGCGGATTAGTTGGCCCCGGCCCCGGCTTCGGTTTTTCCTCTTCGACAAATAAACGATCTGTTTTTTTCATGTTGTTAAATATTGGTGAATTGTTTTTATTTTAAAATGTATGAATAGTTCCTATATGTGAACCTAAGAATACCCTAATCGTTTTGCAACTTTTAAGGCGTATGCCATAGATTCGTATTTCCTTATTGTTATCCAAATTCCCATTTTTAGGATTTGAAAACAATAAATGCGACACATGCAATGTCTTTTTATTCTTAGTTTCGTTTCCATGTTCCTCTATGTTAACCTTTTGAATTTATGATTTTAAGTCTATATTAAAGACATCGTTTAATTTTTCAATCACAGCGTGAATATCTATTGGTTCCAATTGATCATCATATACAAACCGTGCATCGCCAATTAAATCCATCAATAAGTCTAATAATGCCTTGCGTTCTTTATCATTCATTTGTTTATTATTTGATATATCTCCGCATAATTTCAGCCATTTTATCAGCACCAACTAAGTTTAGATGAACGGAATCTCCATTACTATAAATAGGATTTAGGTCGTCTAATAATCCGGTAGAACTGCGCACAACGGCCATTTCATCATGACACTTTATTAATGTCCATCCGTTTGTCGTGCAGTAATTCGCATAATTTACGTTCATGACTCTTGTGGTGACCGCCTGAGCGTCAGTACAGGCCCACGGATTTATTTCATCTAAATAAAACAATGTGCCAACTGGAAATTTATTTCTTATTATATCAAGATTTGCAGATATTTGCACCCATGTTTGCCCTGTATTTATATCATTAACCCCGCAATGAATGAAAACTGCCTTTGGGTCAGCATATGAGGCACGAAACGATGTAGGCATGTAGTATAACTCATCACCTTTTGTAACAAGATTTGCAAACGTACTACCGCTCCTTGCGAAATTTTGATATTTAAAATTAGAAGGCAATCGCAATGATAATCTATAAGGTATTGAAAGATTTATATCTCCCGGAAGTCCACCCGGTGTGTGATAATCTCCCGCAGCAGTTTCCTGATCCGTATGCCAGCATTCCGTTTTATCACTTAGATAATAGCTATTTCCACATCCAAAAATACTATCACCAATAAATACCGCCCAGGGTCTGTTAGAGTATGCGGCAAGGTCAATAAATAAACCATTTGGGCCATATTGAGTCAGAGCATTGGTAGTAAAAGGATCACTATCACCTACATTAATGTCTCCTGTTTTAATTTTCACAAATGGTCCAAATCTTTGCATTGCAAGAGCCCCCGGAATATCTGCACCCGGTCTCGCTGTATTGTTTATCGGTAAGCATAAACCTGGAATATATCCCTCTAAGGCTAATATAGGAGGATTTAGAATAAAGGTCTGAATATTGTTTGTCACACCAGATCCAATAGGAATAAATGATTGTGACTCCCTGCACCGATAACCTGTCCCATTCCACGTAAGTAACTTAAAAGCCCATGCTGCGGAAGGAGAAGTATTGTAAATATGTACTTTTATGCTTTTTATATAACCTGATTGCCTAATTGATTGACCCGGATTAATAAACGTATAACTCACCAACTTAGACGTAGGACTGTCGGGCATAACACCTGTTGCAATCCAATTCGCAGGTAAAACACCCGAAACATATACGTCTGATCCGGTTGTTTGCCACGCGTCGAATTTAGCAATCAAAGGGTTCACACTTGCCCCACTGCGAACTACTCCTTTTATCCCTGGCAGATTCGGTATTCCTGGCATTTTGTTAAGGTATTAATTTGACGTTTCATGTTTTTATTTCAAAGTTAATAAATATTTCAATATTTTACAGATTCGATAAATTATTTTCATAAATGCATTGTCCCGGTGTTCCCAATAAGCTCCATTCGGTATTATCTTCGACTAAAGGAATTGGCGTACCATCGTTAAATTTCGTACATTTCCAGTTTTTAGTAGTCCACACCTGATCACCGATCTTTACCGTAGGATATATATTGCCATCTATATCCGTTAATGTATCTCCGGTAGTCCATGTTGACGGATCATCTTTCACTAATCTAATGGCCATTCCCATGCCATCTACAGGAGCAAATCCCATAAAACTAAGTCCGTCCTGAATTACAACATAAACATTATATCCAGGAGTTTCAGATTCTTTTAACAAAAATCCACCAATATATTTAAAGTATTGAAATAAACCATCACTAAGTCTCATGCCATTCCCAACGCTGCTAAAACCCGACTCGTTTGTTCCATATATATTAGTGTCCCAATGTAATAACCCAACTTCCATTAATTTGGCGGATATATTTATTCCTCCCAAAAATGAATCCAGCGCATATACATCATTATTATAATCTGGAACATGCCATCCCGCCGGAGCGATACTTGCCGTTTCAAATGCGTTTGCCTCGTCATTATCATAGGCACACATAGCACCTGTCGTTAATGCAGCCCAAGCGGTATTGTCTGTAACTTTAGAAATTAGATCACCATTGCGGTATTGGGTTTCTGCCAAATTTTCAGCCGTGTACCATACCCCATTTATAAGACAACATTTATAACGGCGAAGGTCGTTTCCTACGTAAATCGCTGAATTATCGACAATTTCAATGGGTGAATCAACTATAAGTCGAATTGAAGCCCCTATATTCGAAACGAGAAAATTTATCCAAATAGTAGGCGTGGATGATCTTAATTGTGCGGCAATACCCATGCTATGATCAGTGAAATAATCTGCCGTAGTCCAAAAATAACATTCGTTTTTTATGTTCTGAAAAATATTTGATCCTCCATAATTTCTAACGCCGCTTCCGAACGCATTAAATAAATAATCGTTTGTTCCGGTATTATCACTTGACCAATGTGTAAATCCTGATTGTTTTAGTTTTCCGCAGGCAACGCTTTCGCCACCAACATATGCAATCAATGCATTCCACTCTGCATATGATGGGACATGTGCATTAGATGCTGAAATATTTCTACTATCCCAAACTGAATAAGCATTATATAAATACCCATTCCCTGGCCGTGGTTGCGGTTGAGTACAGAACCAATTATAAAACCTGCCATAACCGCCAAGTTGGACAACATAAAGCAACTTTCTTATACCCCCGCTAAAACTTGTCAATATATTTCCCGATACTCCTCTTAGTATTTTCATTCCAATATAGTTATGGTACTATAATCCAATCAAAAGTAACGGCACCCGTTATGGCCGTTAAGTACGTTACCGTAAATTGCGTTGTCGATTTACTTGTCACATAAAAAACGGCAGCCGCTAACATATCCGTAGGAGTTACGCAAACTTTATATGTAGTATTTGCCATTGTTTGTCCAATTGTCACTACAAATGTAGTAACTGCCGTAACTGTTTGAGAAAATGACCCCGCAATTGGCAAGTTAGGTGCAGTGATGCTACCAGTAAAAGCTCCTGAACCAGGAAAATAATGATTGGTAATTGAATTATTCCCCCAAGTAGCAGTATTGGAACCATGCCCAACGGTTCTATAACCTACGATCACTTCATTAACTGATGAATTGGCTAATGCACGACAATCATAACCAATAAATATAGAATTAGTAGATGTTGTTAAATTACCACCAGTACCGTCAGCATTTCCGTAACCATTTCCTGCATATATGCCAAGAGCAATATTACCATTAGCATTAACTAAATTAGTTAAATTACTATCGCCAAAACCAGTGTTTTCTTTACCTAAAACATTTGCGAGAGTAAAGCTTCCAAAGGCATTATTAGCACCCTCAGAAATAACATTGCGAAGCGCCATATAACCAAAAGCATTATTAGTACCGCCATCACTCCCGGGAGATGTTAAATTTTTTAAAGCATAATAACCAAAAGCACAATTATAATCAGCATTTATGCTGGAACTTAATGCAGAAACACCAACTATAGTATTATGCGTAAGATTACCGCTGCCCAAGCCAATACTAAGACTATTAACGGTTAAATCATAAGCTCCTAAATTAACTGCTCCTGTAGCTCCTGTGTAGGGCACCGATCCCGATAATGGTATAAATTCAAGCCCTGTTTCGTCCACCTTAACACTAACCAATGATCCTCCACTTCCAGTGTATAATGAAGGAACATCTGCTAAATCTATAAATTCTGCCTCTTTTGTCTCAGTAAATTCTAAACCATTCTCTGCTAAATTAACCGTGGGGACACTTAACGCCTCCCCTGCGTACGTCGATGGGCAATCTGTTAAATCAGTAAATGCGGCAGTTGTCCCGGTTCCTTTTGGTGTAAGAGTTGTTAAGTCGGCCTCAAAGTAGTACCAATGACCTGATATATTTACTTCTAAATAATGAGCGCGTGAAATTAGTGGAATGTTTGCCAAAACTTCATCGGTCGAAATATACGGAACGCCATTATTATATTTCCGTTCGTCCACGTCCGGCATCTCGGATTTTGGGTAAAAACCTATTGATATTTCTGTTCCTATTGTCATAGCGTAAAGATATAATTTACTGTGTAATCGGTTACCGATGTTTGGCGGGCAAATGTGTAAATAGTGTAATTTTCGATTATTCCGGAATTGGTAAAATTTAAGGTAGTCTTTATGAATCCGCTTATTATTTCAAACCCGCTTTGATCTTTTACGCTTACAATATCACCCCACGATGTAGGATACGAAACACAATACCGTTTAGTGTCAATATTGTAAACAAATGACTGATTCGATTTTTCGGACGGCCTATTTTCAAGTGTTTTAATAATTGCCTCCGATGGGTTTAGGTTACTCACGAAACCAATATAAACAGATTTGCGCGTTTCAGTTGGAGTTGGAATAACTACGTCAGGCAAAGATTCGCCGCCCGTGGGATTGCCGCCCCCGACTATTGCACCGCTTGTTCCTGATAGTACCGTTGTTGATTCAGGACTGTTTGGTAAAAATCGTGTTGCATAAACAATATCGGCATTTTGCGAAATTTGATTTACCGCCTGATCTGCGGTTAATGTTTCATCCCAGATAAATAATTGACCGCTGGCAGGATTTACATTAATATTGTCGATTCCGTTATCTTCGATCAACTTATTAAGCAAATCTAACGTGCCATAAGTATTCAAACAAACGTCGAATATGTTTTGATTGTCAACTGATCTATATTGTAACATTGGTCTGTATTTTTAATGATCCGTTTGCGTCATAGGTAACTATTGGCCGTGCATCGTACCCATCTGACTGAAGGTTTAACTTCATTGACCTGGCCAATTCTTGCTGAATTCCTTTTGCTTTTAAATAGGTTTTAATTCCTACGCCTTCGGTAAAGTTTTCTTTCCACCATCCCGGCGCTGAATTGATCGTATCAACAATATGCTGATCGTCTGATTCAGCCATAAAAACATCGTGATTTGAAATTACAATGTCGTTATTATCTAATAAAATATCGGTTCTAATTGCCATGTTTTATTTTGGGATTTTCAAGATCGTTAATTTTTGTTTTGGTCAAGGATTGCCCGGACCATGCAGCGGCGATTGTTTTTAAAGCTAATCCCCCGTCTGATGGAACAATTACCCATGAATTAAACGCATTTTTAAGGTTATTTAAATCCTTTTCCAGAGCGTTTAATTTATCAACTGTTTCTTTAATTTTTAACAGCCCGCCAAACGAACCGTCATTGAATTTAATTGTCGTTACCGCATCGATGGTTATATTTTCAAGTTCTGAATATTGGCAAACAAACGGCTCAACTAATCGCGAAAATATCACCTTAACGGTGGACCCAATAACCGGCTCAAATAATACCCCATCATCAATAACGGCCATTAATCTCACGTTTGGCAATTCATATTCGGTTTGCCCGTCAATTACTATACAGTCGCATGTACGATTTGAAACATCAACACTAACGACTTCGGCATTGCAATAGTTTACCTGATCGACCTTATGAGTACCGACCATTTTGTTAATTGCTTCATTTATGCTTCTGTCGCTCATATAACTAATTTATAATCAAGTTCAATGGTCTGGCGAAGCCCATCAAAACCGCCAGAATATTCAACGCCTTTCACTTTATATAGTCCATTTCGTTCAGGTAATTTAGGATCAATGAAATTCACATTGTCGCCCATCCGGACAAATGGCAATCCAAATGTAACAAATTTGCCCTTAAATCCGGTATAGTAAAACTTTTTTATTTCAGCTGTCGCTAAACTGATTAATTCAGTAATATTCTTTGCAAAAGGGTAGGGCAGCGTCATTCGTTCGCCTCCGGTATTTGGCGGATAATCTTCGCCTTTTTTCTTAATAAATACAGTCGGCTTATCGCTTCCACCCCTTAGTGTGACCAATACTTCTAATCGATTGCATTTCGTTTTGGCATGACCGTCTTTTGTCATTTTCCCAGTTAGTTCCTCGACTTTATTGGATGCCACAATACTAATTACTGTATCTTCTTTTCGTTGATATTCAAGTTCGTCTGATATTATATCTTGCTGAAAAGTAAACGTGTGTGTATTCGCTTCGCCTTCGATATAAATAACGGCGCCGCATCTTAATTCGTTGCCTTTAAAATAGCTTTCAAAATGATAATGCTTACGTAATCGGGCCAATACTTCGGCTATTGTTTCGTCGCCCGTCCTGAACTCTCCAAGCGTTGTAGATGTCAAAGAATTAACTGTGAATTGATAATTAGGATTTGCTTTATTGTAATCAACCAAAAGTATTTTTAAGATATTCTCAAGCGTTTCGGTCGCCTTAAAAGTCCGCGTTAATGCCGGGATTTGCTTTAATTTCCATGTATTATCTTCAAAATGTAATTCGATAGGTTTTTTTGATGTGACCTTTGAAATAAATCCTTGAAATAAATGGCTGTTTTTTTCCTGATTAAACGTACCTCGAAAGACTTCTTTCCCTTTATCGAAAAACTTGTATCCCCAATCCAAAGTAATTGAATCGCCACGAAGGAACAAAGGATTTGAATTTGAAAAACCGCCAATATTTACATTTGTCCCATAAAGCGAAATTAACTTATTCCCTGCGTCTCTAACGTATAGATTTTTGGGAATTACAATCTTGCCATCATTGGTCATATCGCGCCAAGTATCGGAGCATTCCATTTCATGAACAAAATCAAAGCTGATTGTTTTTGTCCGCTGTGGAAAATCCTCTGTCGGGATTTGAACTATTGTAACCTGTGTGACTACTCTATACATTACATTCCTGTTATTTTCAATTCCTGAGGCGTGTCAGATATTGCATTTAATGAAAATGTTTGATACGAATATCCGCCCTCTTCCTGTTCTAAGTTTCTATCTTCGAAAATTACTGAATCTATATCCATTGTCTGAAGGTAAACAGAAAAAACAGGAATAGGAACAGGCGCCTTAATTAATTTCATTAATTCAGCAACTTGCTCTTCGGGATAGTGTCCATTTTTACCCGTTATAATACCCCTAAATGATATTTGTGCATCGCCTTCCCCGATATACTCCTTTACTGTTCCGTTGCGCCCCTGAATCTCGGTTTTAACAATATTGCGCGGAAAAGAAACAGAAACAAGAATAGCCTGAAAAGTAATCTTCGGAGTTGTTATTGATTTGCCTGTTGCGTCCGTATATTTTACCGATCCGAAAGTGACCTCAACCCAGACATCTGTACCAAAATCAGTTTTATGCCCGTGAATGGGATTGTCCATATCGCTTGTCTGATCTATTTGTCCTACATATGGGTTATTGTCCGGTGCAAATCTTCGCGCATCCTGCTGTAATCCGGTTGCAATAATTCCTGCAGTCCTTCCGCCGATCATGCCTATTTGAGCGGCCGAAACTCGCGGTATAACAAATTCTCGTATAGTTGTCATTAGTGATCTGCTATAATTAATGAATCATGCGTTGCGTTTACTAATACGGCGGTAATCTTTTCTTTCAGGCTTCCGATCCCTTCTTTTACGTTGGTTGTCGAAATTGTAAATCCCTGTATTAAAGGTGCATTATAGGCAATATGGATATTGATATTCTTTGCTCCTTCAGCTTTGGTTTTTGGCATTGCACCCTCCGCACCTGGTTCGCCCTTTTTGCCTTTTGCATTCATTGCGGATGGAATCAAAGATTCATTCGCCCCTGCATTTTTTACAGCCCCCATTCCGCCGTAAATAGTGCCAAGCCTATCTTTTGCGTCTAATGCTGCATCAACAGCCGCATTAACTCCAGACTTAACCATTGCAGGATCAAATGTAAGTACTCCCATTATTGCCTGACCTACGCCCTGAAATACTCCAGCTATTCCATTTCCGACTACTTTAGCCATTTCCCAAACCGCACTAAGCATATTTCCGAAACTTCCAAAATGATTTGTAAGTGCAATTACGCCTCCGACCAATGCGGCAACTCCTGCAATCAATATTCCAATTGGATTTGCATACATTGCACCGTTTAACGCCCATTGTGCGACTGTTAAATTACCTGTTGCGACAAATTGAGCTACCTGATAAGCTGTTTTTAAAGCAATCCATCCTGCATGTATTTTTTCAATTGCAATAATGCTTAATGTTATGGTCTTGTATGCAGCATACGAAGCAATAACCCAAGTAATAGCATCTTTGTGATCTTTCACGAATTTGACCGATACGGCAAAAGCTGTATTTAACTTTGTTATTCCGGCTAATGCAGATTCCAAAACAGCGGTAATTAATGGCTTTGCCTCAATGTATATATTATTCATGAATTGGAAAAGCGAATCTCCGACGTTTGAAAGTACGACACTTGTATTTTTAGCCATATTTTCAAGTCCGTGATAATAAATACCACCTTCGGCATGAGCAACTTTTAATGCTTTTGTGATTTGCTGATAAGTTATTCTTTGCCCTTCGCCCGTCTTTATTCCTGCCTCATTTAACGCTTTGTAGATATTAACCCCTGCATATGCAAATTGCTTAATATCTAATGCAGACGCAAAGCCCACGTTCTTTATTTGCTGTAAATTTACAACCATTCGCGTAAGTTCATCATTTCCTCCGCCGGTTGCACTTATTGCATTAGCTAAATTATATACTGCCTCCCTTGCCCCTTCGGCTGTTTCATCTGCTGAAATTAACGCTTTGTTCGCTGCTAAAAGTCCTTTAAATTCAAATGGTGTAGCCATAGCATCGATCATCACGTTTTTTATAACCTGAGTTGCGGCGGATGAACTTTTTAACAGTGTAGTTAGACCGGTTGTTGCATCTTCCACAACTGATCCGGCTGTAACTACATTTTTGATAAACATTGCAACTCCGGCAACTCCAAACGCTATACCCATAGCAGAACCAAGTGACAATGCGGCCCCTCTGGCCGTTCCCATTGCACCGGTCAACTGATTAGTCGCTGAGGTTGCAGAATTGACTTGAGGTGTAAGATTACCCCTTAAATTTAAAATATATTCGACTAAAGTACTACTCATTTAAATTGGACTTGATGAACGGTTTCTAAATAGTATTTTGTTTGCCCCCATAGTTTATAAAACTCATTGGCCTTTTCTTCGTCTGTCCCTGATAGCTTGTCGGTGTCAACAAAAAGGCAGCCCCGAATAAGAGCTGCCATTCGTGCGGTTGGCGCACTCGAATTGTCGATTTTGCTATCAGCTATTTTTTTTTAAACGAACTTTCGATAACCTCGCCCAGTCCGATGCAAATACGACACATTCCTATTTTGTACGGTGTGCAGTCCGATGAACTTTCGTATGTCTTCGAATCGGATTCCTCACGAAGCGTTAATGTTTCTCGCATTTCGTCGGCTGCAATCCATGTGCCTGAACCTGTAATTTTATCCATGAAACACAACGTTTGAATATAGTTAGGTTCTTTGATGTAGCCTACTATTCGATCATTTGTTTCGGGATCAATACCAACGTAAACATGAACCTTAACAATTCCGTATTTCTTTGCTAATTCTGCGGCTTTTGCTTCAAATTCAGCGTTTTCTTTGTCTGTTAATTGTGTGATTTCCATATTATCGGGTAATTTGAGCAATAATTAAAGGAATTTTAACAGTCAATTTTGTATCGCCTTCTTTTGCATTAAAGGGATCTTCAAGGAATTCGCACGCCCTGAGAGTATCCTTTGTTGCGTCTGCTACCGAATTGCCATAAACAACAGGAATATCAAACCATCCGATAGCCAAGGGATCTCTATTTGGAGCGGCTGCAATTACTTTTTTCCATTCGTCCAAATAAATCTCAATTGAGCCGTCGTACTCTTTCCGACCATATCCGCGGCTTACTGGTTCTGGCCCGGCACCGTAATTGTTGGTTTTCGACTGCTTTCTGTTGAATTCAATCGAAGTGATACCAGACACCGGGACGCCGAACAAAACGAAGTTTACACTCGACCATGAATACGAAATTCCATTAATTAGTGGGGTCATAATATATTGATTTTTAATTTATTAACCATTTTTGTATTTTTCATCTTATCTTTTGATTCTTGCGTCCATACTCTTTTTTTATTTGCCTCTGACACTGCTTTTCTCATTGATTCAGAATTAATTCTTCCCATATTGGATTGCCCTATTTTAAATTTATGCTCATCTGTAAATATTCTACCCTTACCTGCAATGCTTAACTTTAGGCGGTGTCCGTCGGTGCAAACAGTTCCTTTTTTGGATTCGCTATTCTTCCTTTTAGATTCATCACTCCAAATACGGTTTTTATTTCTTTCTGAAAGAGCAGCCCTAAATGCTTCGTCATGTATTGGCTTTCCTTTTCTCCTTTCACTATGATTCCTTTTAGTTTCTTCGCTATGATTAACTCCTAAAGGACTTCCAGCGGTAGGCGAACCATTAAACCACGGTTTTAATGAATCAATATAAAACTGCTCTCTTTCAATAAGCAAAGAACTGCATTCCACCTTTTCAATAACTTCAAACTTAAGGCAATCAATTCCATGTTTGTCGTAAACATTTTGCATTTTACGACTGCAATGTATTCCCTTTTTTAAAGCCAACAAATGAGCATTTTTTCTTTTCCTAAAATCAACAGAGCTACCTATGTATATTCTGTCTTTGTGGTCTGATATTTTGTATATTACGTTTTTCATACTGTAAATATACAAAAAATACTCAATGGTGTTACTTATTAATGGTATTTTATTTAAAAGATATTGGAATTGAAATGTTGCGAGCTATTCCGTTTTCATTCAGTAAAATATTGACTACTAACGTACTCGTTAAAGAAACGTTTTGTGTTGGATCAATATAAACATCGCCTTCTGAAACTTCGCCCAAATCCTGATCACGTGCCATTTGATAAAGCGGTTGAATTGCCTGTGATTCAAGAAATGCAATTGTAGTATCTGCCAACGTTCCGTCTGCATTCTTCAATAGCTTACTTTTCAGGTAAGGAATTAAAGCGGAATAAACGCCGCGAATAGCCTTGTCGATTACCCTATTGTCATTTATATAAGCGTAATCCGAAGCGGTTGTAATAGCGGTGTGATTGTCATTAAAGAACGTTCCTGCGTAGCCTACATACTGTTGACCAAAAATATGACGTTTGTCATTAATCGCGTCAAGTGCTGAATCCGATAAAGCGGGATCGCTTAAGAGCTGACCATTTGCAAATCCCGGAATGTCATTTTCTGTGCCATTCGATAAATTGAATTTTGCAGGCTCTCCAAAATCTTCGCTTACTGCACTTAGCGATAACATACCTAATGCGATACCTAATTGAGTAACAGATTTCCCGGTAATCAAAAATAAATAATTACCTAACGCTGCACCATCCTGACCAATAATTGAACTTGCTTTATTTGCTGTCAACGTGGTTAAGTCTGCAACCGTTGTAATATCGGTTACAGCTTTCATATCGGCTGCATAAAGTGCGCTTAGTGGTTTATGTCTTGCATCATTCATTGTTTTAATCACCGTATCAATGGCAGTTAAATCACCTGAAGCGTAAGCGGCTGAATCCTTGAAAATACCTACCTGTCGAATTGTTCCGGCTGCAAATGTTTGCATTGCTGTAATTTCGGCGAAAGTATAAGGCGAAGGAACCGGAAAGAATCCAACGTAAAGTGAACTGTTCGGATTGCCTCTGAAATACTCAGCGATATGGTAATGCCATACGGCTTGTTTTGAAGCAACTCCACCTGTGAATTGAGTAATAGTTCCGGCCATTGTCGCGCCCGCGCTTAATGTTGCGGAAAGTGGTGTTCCTGAGTTAAGGAATATTCCAAGTCCGGCGCGTGAAGTAATTGCAACTGATCCGGCTGTATTGATAGCGGTATATCCGTGTACTTTAGTACCTGCGTTAATTGCGGCGGTCAAGCCATCGCCAACTAATGAAACAGTTGAATCCGTTGACAATTTAGCGTATGACCCCAGAGTAATAATAACGCCTCGCGGCTCTGTTACTTGCAGCGTGATTACATCACCTGTCGTTCCGGCGGTTGTTATAAGATATATCCCTGCTGCTTTTGTGCCATCTGAATAATCGGATTTAATACCGGCATTTTCAGCATCAACAATAGAAAACATCTGTTTAATATTCGCCGTGGTTGTAAATCCTGAAGGTAACGTGGCAGTGTAAAGAATAAGGCCGGATATATAATCCTGTCCGGCGCCTACTCTTTTACTTTGTCCTTGACCTTTGATGAATGTTATATCTGGCCTCATTTATGATTTTTTTGGACGTCCCGAAGAACGCGGTTTTATTTCTTTGTCTTCCTGATATTCGCTAACTGAAAGGTCGTCATTCCGGATAATGTGTTCGCCTCCGTTGGCAGGGTGTAAATGAAACTCTCCATCGCTTGTTACCCATATTTCGGTAACATGTGGAAGGGCTTCAAATACTTGTTTATACCTCTCTAACATAGCTTATGCAGTTACCGTTCTATCGGTTTCGCACCATGCAGCGCCATTGAACATGAATTGCATATTAGCTGTTTTACCTGCTAAAACTGTAAGCGTTCCGGTCGACAATACGCCGGTAGTAAAAGTAACAATACGATCAGCAGCAGCAGTGAACATCATTATGACTACATCGCCTACAAACGGAGCGGTAGAAGATGTACCTACACCCATAGTCACGGTCAATGCGCCGGTTAATGCTGCAAAATTTACCAATGTTTTGCTCTTGGATGGATTCAGTGCAATTGTAGCGGCATATGCTGGGGTTAAATACTCATTGGTTCTAATCCTATCTGTGTTGTCTGCCGATGGGGTATTCGGGAATCTTGAAATTGTACTCATTTTGAATATTGTTTTAAGGGGGTGGAATTAACCGCCCCCTGTATTTTAATTATGCGTTAAAAGAACCGGATGTCAATGTGGTGAACATGAAAATCTGATCGCTGAATCCGTATTGTACTGCAAACTTCATCAATCCCTTTAAGAAGAAAAGTTCTGAATTGGCCTGTAATCTTTGGAGTTGAAGGTTGTTGTCTTCCGTACTATTCATTCCAATATAAAGGTTAGAACTTACATCGTCAAGACCTTCGCAAAATAGAATAGTATCGTCTGCCATACCTGCAAGAGCTACAATCTCATAACCTTTAAACTTATTAATACCGCGTTCGGTTGTATTTACGCCCTTGTAAGTTAAAGTGGTAGTAAGATATGTTTCGTAAATCTGTTCGGTGTTAATCGAAACAAAAAACTTCATTCTCTCATACCTTTTAGCCCTACTTAAAAGTGCTTTTTTGTTTGTTGCAGCAAGTGCGATAAGAGCGTTAAAGGCATCAACGATATTATACAATGATCCGGCAGTTGCGGCGGTAGTCAATGGATAAGGCGAAGAAACTTTAAGAACGGCTGAATCATTTACCATCAATTTCAGGAACCCGTCAAAGAAACAAATCTGACCATTACCAGCCGAACCAGGTGCAGCGGTGTAGGTTGTTGAACCCTGCCATAAACCAAGTTCAATCTGCTCGAATGTTCTTTCGAGAGCGATTTGAATCATGTAGTTTTCAGCAGTTACTGGAAGTTCACGCGCCAAAAGAGTTGGACTTAATTGTTCTGCCAACCAATGAGCCTCATAATCACGTGGATTAAATTCAGTATAAACCATAACGTCAGCAGGCGTCAATGTTCTGCCCGAAACCGTGAATGTACCTGATCCGGTTGGAGTGGCTGCACGTGGTTGCAATGGATTTGAAAAGTCAATTCTGCCGATGGTGTGTGCTTTCTTAATGCCGTCCTGAACATAGACGCCCCCTTTTTGAAGAGTATCCATTCCGAAGGTTGCCGGTAACCAGAAATATGATGCAAACGTACCGGCGTATGATGTATCTGTAATGTTTAATGCCATTTTGTTTTATTATTAGAATTTAAGATTAAATTTTGCCTTCGCGTTTCAGTCTGTTTTTAACAGCTAATCCAATAGATGACGTTGGTATTTCGCCCGCGCCTAATTTTTGAGCCTCGGCATCGACTGCCTTTGTTGCCACCTTATTTAAGGGAAGGTCTTCGATCATTGATTTTGTTCCTTCAAAGTCAACCTTTGCCATGTTGGTCCATTTCAAAATAACAGTAGCTTCATTTTTGATGCGGCCAAGTTTTGCAAAATTGGTTACCATGTTTTTGGCTTCCTCTTCTTTCATTGCGTTTTCAGCTTTCAATTTGTCTTCTGTCATTGCATCGAGCGAAGCCTTGCAATCATCATACGCCTCATCTTTGGCTTTCTTTTCCTCTTCCAGCTTTTTGAATTTGTTTTTCAGTTTTTCAAATTCCTCGTCTGCTGTTTTAGATTTGTTCTGAGCCTCCTGAATAGCTGCATCCTTAGCCTGTTCTGCTAAAGTTACTTTATTCATAATGCTGTCAATGGCTTGAACGATACTTTCTTCTGGAGTGCCATCATTAAGCCCCAGCTTCATACATACTTTAATCATTGTATTACTAATTTTTGGGTTATTATTTAAAATCGAATTTAAAACTAAATTACATTCTTTATGAAAAGTCATTTGGTCGGTAATCTTTCTCAGATATTTTGTATTCTCATCAACGCTTGCATCTACTTTGTCGCAAAGGTTCATATTGAGAGCCTCCCCTGCTGCAATGAAGGTTGTGCGGGCCATCATTCGAGAAACTTCATCTTCGGACATTCCGCAACGCTGTTCGATCATTTTAATGATGCTTGCTTGCATTGTCTTTAAAATACCGTCTGTTCCACCGAAAGGATTGTGATACATTAACCAGCCATAATCAGACATAATGCGTTTTCTGCCTGCCTGAAATATAACACCGGCAATCGAAGCGGCTGCCCCGATGCAATAGGTATCAACTGGAGTGTTTGATTTGAGAATTGCACTGTAAATATTGTAGCCGTCAGTCACCACTCCGCCAGGTGAATTAATCCAAACCTGAATGCGTTTTTTGCCAAGCGTATCTAATTGAAGTAATTCCTGCTGGAAAATACTCCCATCAATACCCATTCCATCCTCTTCATCAAATCCGATGTGCTTATTTAAAAGCATGATAGGCTCGCTAACTGTTGGATCAATACAATAGTTCATGCAATAAAAGTAAATTTATTAAATTGCATGTGTGAATAGTGTAACACTATTTTAATAAACGCAAAAAACCGGACGTTTTTAATGTCCGGTCAATGAGTAGATGTTTTATTTTAAGCTGGCAATATTGCCTTATTTACATTTATTCGTTTTCTTATCTGAAAAATACACCACTAATGCAGCAGCCACAAAGAAGGCAACAACACAAATGATCAATAAGGCTGGCGATAAAAATTCTCCGTTGGTCCAAAATAGATTTGTCATAACTTTTAGTTTTAAATTATGCCTCAAATATAATATCAATAATTGACGATTCGACAAAACATGTTTTTAAACATGTAAAAGCCTCACATTTCTGCAAGGCTTAAACTAAAAAACGAACGGAAAGAAAAATGATTATTTCACAACAGGGAACCAATTTAAATTTATCATCGGATTGTAATTTTTCCAAATCGCAAATTGATACCTTGCAACTCTTAAATTATAAATGCTGCCAATAAAATTGCATTCCCATCCGGATCCCACTCCATGTTTAAAAAATTTGATTTTCATTTTATTTGTTTTTAATGATATTTAAAATTCGTTCACGTTCTGAACGAGGCATATTATCGAACTTATCCTTAACGGCCTCAGCTATAATTGAGCTGGCGGATTGTCCTGATTGTTCGGACATATTCTTAACTAATCGAGCCTGTAACGGCTGCAAATAACCTACAAATCTACGTTCTTTCGGAATCATACTAATTCGGATTGTTTGTAATATTCGATCATTAATTCACTGCCAAATATAATCGTTTCTTTGCGAATTTCAACACCTTCGATAAAGAATTGCTTATAAAGATGCTCTTCGCCCCACTCTTTGGCCACCCATCGCTGAAAGACTTCGTATTTAGCCTTGTTTAGAATAATCGCCTTAATTGGTTTATTAAACTTCATTTCGTGTTGAATGCAGGCTACGCACATATCTACTGCAAGATTACCAACACTCTCATAATTGTAAATGTCAATCGGTTTCGGTTCTTTCATTATACTACTTTTTGTATTAACCAATAATCAAAAATAATGCTTTGTGTCCATGCCCCTGCCTCTCTCATTGTTAGTGTAAAGCCAGTTGGTGTGCGGTCTTTTACTGACCACGGAATAGTATCAAATCCGGGATCTGTCGCCGCGCTTATAATTGAGCCTCCAACGAAATAATCAGATGTTCCAACTGTCGGAAACGTAACGCTGAAACTTTGTGTAGTTGTCGAAAGATTACCCACAGGGAAACTGCCACCGTATAAAATAGGGTAAGCGTTGCTTAATCCTGGAATAACAAAGTTTGGATAAGTTCCCGTAACTCCGGCGCCAGTTAAAACTACTTTTTCAGGAATGGTAAAATTTAAAAAAAATGCCTGCGAATAATCTGCCGTTCCCGATCCTGTTTCCCCTGCTGCTAATGATAGTTTGCGTATGTTGTGAACGTTGTGAGTAGTCGAATCCGTAAATGTCATAGGATCGGCGTCTGTTGTATATTGAGTTATTGCAATTGAAAAAACAGCAACATCCAAACCTGTCACACTAAACGTTGCAGCATCAATCGGGAATACTTCGCCCTGATAAAAAGCAGCCCCGGCAGAAATGATATAGTTTACTAAATCTCCGGTATTTAAACACCCATGAATAATATAAACTGCCAAAGGATTATAAAGCGGACCAATTAGCCCAACAAGAACCGATGAAACTATTTCTTTCGGCGCATCCTGTAAGAATTGTAATGTTCCTTTTTTAATCTTTATTTGCGCTGCATCCGTAACAGCTGAAACGTCTAATATTTTCATTTTATAATGGCTTTTTTATTATGCGTTAAATGTAATTAATTATTTCGTATCTTATTGATGCCGGAATGTATTTGTCTACGAAATTATGA